GTTCGCGCCCTCCAGCGGGCGGAACTGGCCGGTGCCCGCGGTCGCGAAGGAGCAGTGGCTGTAGTCGCCGATCGCCCCCGCTCCGGCGCCGGACAGCGCCTCGTGCACGGCGGTGATCGCCGGTCCGACCGGCACGAACGTGACGATCTTGTCCAGCGGCGGGTCGTTGGCCGGCACCAGGGGCCCCTCGACCGCCAGGCCCAGCGCGGCGGCCAGGGCGTCGGACACCCCGGGGTCGGCGGAGTCGGCGTTGGTGTGGGCGGTGAACAGCGCCGCCCCGCCGCGGACGAGCCGGTGCACCAGCGCACCCTTCGGCGTGTCGGCTCCCACGCCGTGCACTCCGCGCAGCAGCAGCGGGTGGTGGGTGACGAGGAGCTGGGCCCCGGCGTCGAGGGTCTCGGCGACGGTCTCCGGCCCGGGGTCGACGGCCACCACGATCGACCCGACGGGCTCGTCGGGGTCGCCGCAGACCAGCCCGACGGCGTCCCAGTCCGCGGCGAGGGCGGGCGGGTAGGCCGCCTCCAGGGCGGCGACGGCGTCGGCGAGGCGGGCGGTCACCGGCTCGTCCCGACGGGGGCGAGCGCGGTGCGGAGGGCGTCCACAAGGCGGGCGACGGCGTCGGGCGGACGGACCGCGACCCGCACGTGGTCGGGCCCGAGGCCCGGGAACGTGTCGCCGCGGCGGACGGCGATCCCGGCGTCGCGCAGCGCCTCCCGGACCGCGGGGCCGCGGCCGTCGGGCAGGTGGAGCAGCAGGTAGGGGGCCCGGCCGGACAGCACCGTCACGCCCGGGACGGCGGCGAGGGCGACGGCCTGGGCCGCGCGCAGCTCGGCCAGTCGCGCGGCCGCCCGCTGGGCCTGCGCGACCGCGGCCGGCTCGCTGCAGGCGACCACGGCCTCCAGCGCCGGCGTCGACACCGGCCAGGGTGGGCGCGGCGCGGCCAGCCGGGCGAGCACGGCGGGCTCACCGAGCGCGTACCCGGCGCGCAGGCCGGCGAGCGCCCAGGTCTTGGTCAGGCTGCGGAACACCACGACCCCCGGTACCCGCTCCGCCGCCAGCGACTCTGGCTCGCCCGGCACGGCGTCGGCGAACGCCTCGTCCACCAGCACGATCCGGCCCGACGCGGCCAGCGCGCGGACGTCCGCGGCCGGGTGCAGGACCCCCGTCGGGTTCGTCGGGTTGCCCACGACGACCAGATCGGCCTCCGCCGGCACCGCGCCGGGGTGCAGCCGGTGGCCGTCGGCGGCGTCGGTGAGCACCCGGACGACGGGCACCCCCGCGTCGCGCAGCGCCGCCTCCGGCTCGGTGAACCCGGGGTGCAGCACCGCCGCCAGCCGCGGGCGCAGGGCCGGGAGCAGGGCGAACCCCTCCGCGCTCCCGGCCAGCACCAGGACCTCGTCGGGACGTCGGCCGTGCCGGGCGGCGACGGCCTCGCGGGCGCGCCGGTCGTGGGCGGCGGCGGGGTAGCGGCCCAGGTCGTCGAGGGTGGCGGCGAGGCGGTCGCGCAGCCACGCGGGGGGTCGCGCGCCCTGCACGTTCACCGCGAAGTCCAGCAGCCCCGGCCCGGCCTCGGCGTCGCCGTGATGGCGCAGGTCCTCGTGCACACCGGGCACCCTACGGTGATCGCCGTGCATGTCGTGTTCGTGTGTACCAACACGTGACCTAGCATCACTGCCGTGAAGCGGCGCGCAGCGGTGTACGCGAGGATCTCGCAGGATCGCATCGGCGCAGGTCTCGGCGTCGACCGGCAGGAAGCCGACTGCCGCGCGCTGGCCGCCCAGCTCGGCTGGGACGTCGCCGAGGTCTACGTCGACAACGACACGAGCGCCTACTCCGGCAAGCCCCGGCCGGGCTACGAGCGCCTGCTCAACGACATCGAGGCGGGCCACGTGGACGCTGTGCTGGCCTGGCACGCCGACCGCCTGCACCGCTCCCCCGTCGAGCTCGAGCGCTACATCGACCTGACCCGCGGCGCGCCCACCCACACCGTGCGCGCCGGAGAGCTGGACCTGTCGACGGCGTCCGGCCGGATGACCGCGCGCATCGTCGGCGCCGTCGCCCGCCACGAGTCCGAGCAGAAGGGCGAGCGCGTCGCCCGACAGAAGGCTCAGGCGCTCGCCGAGGGACGCTGGCTCGGGGGGCGGCGCCCGTTCGGCTTCGAGCGCGACGGGGTCACGGTGCGGCGTGCCGAGGCCGAGCTAGTCGCCGCGGCCGCGGCCGACCTGCTGGCCGGGCACTCGTCGCGCTCGATCGCCCGGAGCTGGAATGCCGCCGGGGTGAGCACCACCTCGGGCCGGGCTTGGGACCCGTCCAACCTGCGGCAGATGCTGCTGCGCCCCCGCAACGCCGGGCTCGCCGGCAACAAGGGCCGCATCCTCGGCCCGGCCCGCTGGCCGGCGATCGTCGAGCGCGACACCTGGGAGGCGCTGGTCACGCTGCTGTCCGACCCGGCCCGGCTCACCCACCGCGGCACCAGCCTCAAGCTGCTGGGCTCGTTCCTGTACCGCTGCGAGTGCGGCGAGCTGGTCCGCTCCGGCGGCACCCGCTCCGACGGCCAGCCGCGCTACGCCTGCGCCGCCAACCACATGAGCCGGGTCGCGCCGCCCGTCGACGAGCTCGTCCTGCACGTCGTCGCCGAGCTGCTGGCCCGTGACAACGTCGCGCTGCTGGCACCGGCCGTCGACCTGACGCTTCTGCGCCACCGCCTCGCAGTCCTGCGCGCCCGCTCCGACATGCTGGCCGCGACGCTCGGCGACCTGGACGGGGGCATGACACCGGCGCAGTTCCGGGTAGCCAACCAGCCCCTGCAGGCGGAGATTGCCGCCACGCAGGACGAGCTGATGCGCCACGCCGGCTCCACCCCGCTGGCCGGTGTCGCCGACGCGCGCGACCCACGGGCGGCGTTCCGGGCGCTCGACGTGGACCGGCAGCGCCGCGTCGTCGGCGCTCTGGTCGAGGTGACGCTGCTGCGCCAGCAGGCCGGGCGCCGGCCGGGCGGCGCGTACTTCGTCGAGGGGACCGTGCAGATCCGGGCGCGCGCACACCTCTAGCGTCGCGACGCCGAGCCCAGCTCGATGAACACCGGCAGCCGCGGGACCGGGACGCTGCCCCGCGCCGGCGTCTCGGGAACCCCGGCCTGGTCGAGTGCGGTCTCGATGGTGTCGCGGTCCACGACGAACCGCGACGCGAACTCCTGGATCTCCCCGTCGCTCCACTCCCTGCCGAGCTGGGCCAGCGCCGGGCCCGGGGGTACCAGCATCGCGGCGGTCTCGCGCTGGACCTCCTCCTCCTCCGCCTCGGCGTGTTCTCTCGCGACCGGGCCGCGCTTGAGGTGCATCAGCTCGTGGCCGAGGGTGCCGCGCCACTCGCCGCGGTCCAAGCCGCGGGCGAGGGTCACCAGCCGCTGTCGGAAGTGGGCGAGGCCGAGCCTGCCGGGAGGGAGGTCGACGTGCCGCAGGTGCAGCTCGCCGTCACGTTCCAGGATCTCCTGGAGCATGTCGAGGAGGCAGACCGCGTCGTCGCTGATCACGCATCGGGGAGCCACGGAGGGTATTTACTTTTCGATCACGCCGCCGTTACTGCACGAGCCGTATACGGTTACGTCGGGCGATCACCCCGCTTGGTGCGCGCGGCGTAGTCCTCACCCAGCTGTTCGCTGTCTGACTGTGTTCGTGCAGGTACAGGGCGCAAGGGTGTAGGCGGGGTGATCTGGATGTCCGCTTCAGGACCTTCGTCAATGTGACGAGCATCACGTTTGAGAGCTGTATCTGCACGTGAGAGTCGGCGGCCGATCTCGGCGAGCAGCTCGTCGCTCGTCAGGGCCGAGGCGCGGGCCGGGGGCGGGGTGACCAGCGTCGCGCCCACGTCGTCTGCGGTGATCAGGCCGGCGGCGATCATGCCCTCGACGGCGGGCAGACCGAGGGCACGGCACACCTCTCGGATGGCGGGCACCTTGGGGGTCATCTTCCCGGTGCGCCAGCGCGACACCGCGTCGGTGCCGAACGCTCCATCCGCCGCCCGGACGAGGTCGACGTTGTCCCACTTCAGCCGCCGCAGGTGCGAGTCCAGCCACCGGCTCCAGCCGTCACCATCCGCCACGGACGCACATGGTAGCTGCATGCGTGCAGCGAGCGGCCCGCTGTACGTGTGACAGATGCGCTGGTAGACGGCGCAACTACTAGCCGCACAAGTGCCACGTACCGACGCGCATAGCCGCACCTGTGCCGCTGTTCGGGCCCAGGGGTTGCATGCGTGCAGCGAACCCGCTACTTTTGCTGCACGCCAGCAGCCGCTGGTAACGAACAGCGAAGGGCGCCCGAGATGTCCAGACGTCCCGAGATCCGCATCCGCACCGACCAGCTCGACAAGTTCCGCGCGCTGACCAAGTGCGCCACCACCACCGCGCTCGCCGGGCGCATGGGCGTGTCCGTCGACACCGTTCGCCGCACCCTCGGCGGCGAGACCGCGCTGACCGTCAACTTCATCGAGGCGCTGCTCGGCGCCTTCCCCGAGCTCACCATCGGCGACCTGTTCACCGTCGACACCCCGGCGCCCGTCGGCGCGGGCCTCGCGTCGTGAGCAGGCCGCAGCCTGCCGGCGTCAACGAGGCGCGCGACGCCTACGTGCAGCAGCTGCTCAAGACCTTCCCCCCGATCACGGCCGAGCAGCACGCCGTCGTCACCGCGCTGCTGATGGCGCCGGCCGAGGTCCCCGCCGCGCAGCTCGCCACGCCGCGCGCGTCCTGACCCGCCGCACCTTCACCTCGCCGTCGTCCCGGACGGCCAGCTTCCAGGAGAACCCCGTGACCAGCACCAACGCCACCGTCACCGGCGAGCACCCCGCCGCTGCTCCGACCCGCCGGCCCGCAGCCTCATGGCCCGGCCCGCACACCACCGGCGGCCGCCACCGCGCGCCCCGCCCCGCCCGCCTCGTCGACGTGCACCGCGTCCTCGCCGCCGCCCTCATCGGGGCCGTCGCCGCGGCCCAGGTGCTGACCCTCGCGTTCGGGGGTGTCGTGTGACCCTCAGCCTGCCCGTCGTCCCGATCCCCGACGACCAGCTCGACGCCCGCGCCATCGCCGACATCCTCGACCGGGCGGCTCAGCTCATCGAGGTCAACGGCCTGGAGCAGGGCGAGGTCTGGACCTGCTCGCTGTTCGCGACCACCTGGACCGAGGGGCGTAGCTGCTGCACCGTCGGCGCGCTCGGCGTAGCCGCTGGCTACCGGGACGTCGTCGACGTCGAGGGCGTCATGCTCGGGATGCCTCACTACGACCTCGACACCGGCACCAACGTGTGGGAGGTCCCGCACCCCGCGGTCACCGCGCTGGCCCAGCACCTGCGGCTCGACGATCAGGTCGCGGTCATGGACTGGTCCGACAACGCCAACGACTCCGTGGTCGTCCGGGAGCTGCGCACCTGCGCCGCCGGGCTGCGCATCGCCGCGGGCCACGACCGGGCGGCAGCGTCGTGAGCGCGCCGACGCTGGCCCGCGAGGTGGCCGCCGCCTCGACCTGCCGGAAGTGCGGCTGGCCCATGTGTCGGCGCAACCAGAAGGCCGGGCGTGGCCAGCGCCGTCACTGCGGGCGCGGCCTCTGCCAGCACTGCCACCGCGTCACCCGGGCGACCGAGCAGCTCGACGAGTACGAGCGTCCGTCCCGCACCCGCGACGAGGTGCTCGACGACTACCAGCTGCTGCGCCGCGTCGGCGTCGGCCGCCGCGAGGCCGCCCGCCGCATCGGCATCGGTGTCGAGGCCCTCGACGCCCACATCTTCCGCGCCCGCCGCGACGGCGACCCGCGCGCCGTCCTCGGCCCCCTCTGATCGGAGACCACCGTGACCGCCACCCTCGACCCGCCCACCAGGACCGCCGGCGCGCCGCTCGACGCGACCTACACCGTCAACGCCGACCTGATCCGCCAGCTCGCCGACGTGCTGCGTCCCCAGCACGCCGAGCACCTGCTGCCCCCGCTGCTCACCGTCCTGCACGGCCACCTCGACCCCACGCCCGACGACAGGCGGACGGCCTCCACGTTCGTCGACGTCGCGCTGGTCGCGCAGCTGCAGCGCCAGCTCGGGCACTACGCCGACCGGTACGGCCTGCTGCTCGCCGTGCTGCAGGTGGTCAGCCCCTACCTCACCCAGCCCGCCGCGTGGCGACCCGAGACCGCAGAGGGGGCCGGCGACATCGCCCTGTCGGCGCGGGAGCGCCAGGTGCTCGACGGCATGGCCAACGGCCGCACCAACGCCGACATCGCCCGCGGCCTGTACCTCGGCGAGGACACCGTCAAGACCCACAACCGACGGCTGTTCCGCAAGCTCGGCGCCCGCGACCGTGCGCACGCCGTCGCCCGCGGCTACCAGCTCGGCATCCTCTGGGCCCCGGGACGCCCGGGCGGTGCGGCATGACGACCAGCACCACGGTCCGGGTCATCCGCTTCACCGCCTCCCGCGACCAGGTCTGCGGCTCCCCGTGGGACTGCGTCGGGGTGCGGGCCGGGGCGCGCTGCGGCTACGTCAGCGGCTTCGCCGACGAGGCCGGGGTGCCGCACCCGTACTGCTCGCCGTGCTGCGACCGCGTCGCCGACGCCAGTGACGGCGTCGAGGTCATCGAGAAGCCCGGCCCGCCCGCCCTGTGCGGCTGTGGCGACCGCCGCGGCGACGGGTTCACCAACGCCGGCACGCCGGCCGCGCCGCGCTGGGTGCACGCCGGGTGCGGGCTGCCCGCGCACCTGTCCACCGCCGAGCTCGCCGACCTCGACCAGGCCGCGTGGGAGGCCGGCGAGCCCGCACCCACCGAGCACCAGCAGATCGACGCCATGACCACCCAGGAGGCCAGCCCCGATGAGCAGCCCGTCAAGCCCAAGCGCACCCGCCGCAAGCGCACCCCCGCCGCCGAGCCCGGCCCCGACGGTGCGCCCGGAGCCGGAGAGCCGGCTGGAGCAGCTGACCGCGCGGTACGGCCCGGCGAAGGCGAAGGCCACGGAGGCCGAGGCGGAGCTGACGGAGATCAAGGACGGGATCAAGGCGGAGCTAGCGCGCCTGCACCCGGAGGCCACGACGGTGCTGCTGAACAGCCCTCACCTGACGGAGCCGCTGCAGCTGCAGGCGGTGTCGAAGTGGGGGTTCGACTCGAAGAGGTGCAAGGCGGAGCACCCGGCGATCTACGCGGCGTTCGCCCGGCAGTCGACCAGCTGGACGCTCCGGGCGCTGGCGGGCTGAGCGGTGGAGTTCCGAGCGGCGAGCGGCGAGACGTTGACGGGCGAGGTGTGGAGCCCGGGTCCGGTGGCGGAGTCGGTGTGGGTCCTGCTGTTCGACGGGTCGTCGCGGGCGGTGAAGTTCCCGTCGAAGAAGCGGCCGTACCTGCACGAGGTGCTGGTGTCGCGCCCGGATCCGACGGACCCGTACGGCGAGCGGGTGATCTGGGAGCCGTACTGCCCGCCGCGGACGGACCTGCTGTCCGCACCGACGCCGGCATCACAGCAGCTCCGGCAGGAGGCGCGCAACGCACCGCCGCTGGCGCCGAAGCTGTGGCGCTCGGTGCTGAACCCGGCACTACTCCCGTGAGCCTGTCCCCCGCCGACTTCATGGCCGGGGCCAAGGCGGTGCAGCTCAACGGCAACACCCCCTGGGCCGCGCGGTACGCCGGCGAGATCCGGCGCGTCGTCCACGCCCACGCCGAGCGCGCGCCCCGATCGCTGCAGGTGCACCTCGGCCCGTCCGAGATCGGGCACACCTGCCACCGCCAGGTCGCCGGCAAGCTGGCCGGGCTGCCGCGCACCAACCACGTCATCGACCCGTGGCCCTCCATCCTCGGCACCGCCGGGCACGCCTGGCTGGAGGAGGCGTTCCGCGCCGAGAACGACCGGCTCGGCCACCTGCGCTGGGTGCCCGAGCAGCGCGTCACCCCCATCGACGGGCACGACGGCACCGCCGACCTGTACGACGCCGCCGAGCAGACCCTCGGCGACCACAAGATCCTCGGCGAGTCGTCGATGGCGAAGGTGCGCTCCGCCGCCGGCCCGCCCCGGCACTACGTCGTGCAGATGCTGCTCTACGCCCGCGGCTACCGGCGCCTCGGCCTGCCCGTGCAGCGGGTCGCGCTGCTCGCCTACCCCCGCACCGCCGCCAGCCTCGACGGGCTCTACGTGTGGGAGCGCCCCTACACCCCCGCCGACGACGAGCTGCTCGACCAGGTCGTCGTGCCCGAGCTGACCTACCGCAAGCAGTGGGCGGCGGCCATCAGCGCCGGGCTCGCCCAGCTGATGGACGTGCCCGCTGACACCTCGGCGTGCGCGTTCTGTCCCTTCTTCCGCCCGGAGGCCGCGCGCGTCGGCGGCTCCGGCTGCCCCGGCCACTCCGCAGGGCGGGCCTGATGGAGGTCTACGAGAAGCACTTGCCGGGGGGATTCCGACTGCTCGTCGATGCGGCGGATAGGGACTTGGCCGACAGCTCTACCTGGCACCCCGTGACGAAGCGCAAGTGCGTCTACGCGGTTCGTTACAGCCGGCCCCGCAGCCTCTATCTGCACCAGCTTCTCGTCGCAGTTGGCCCGGACCAGCAGGTTGATCACCGCAACCACGATGGCCTCGACAACCGGCGCAGCAACTTGCGCATCAGCACGCGCTCGCAGAATCAAGCGAACCGTCGTATTCCCCGAAACAACACGTCGGGTTTTAAGGGCGTCTCTTGGGACCGCACTAATCGCAAGTGGCAAGCCAACATCACCATTAACAACCGCCAGATCAAGCTGGGGCGGTATATCGACGCAGTCGATGCAGCAGTTGCATACAACGCAGCAGCGATCGAAGCGTGGGGAGAGTTCGCACTCCTCAACATCCTGACAACGAATTCGATTCTGGAACCGGAGATCACCACACCATGACGCAGCCTCAGTACACGCAGCCCCCGCAGTTCCCCAGCACCCCGCAGTACGCGCCCGTGCCTCAGCAGCCGATGGGCTACCAGCCTCCGCCGATGGGCTACCCGGCGCCGCAGTACCCGCAGGCCCAGCCCGGCTACCCGGCCCCGCCGCAGCAGTACGGCGCCCCGCAGGGCTACGGCCAGCCCCCGGCGCCCGAGCTGGCGGCCGGCACCCTCGACGCCTTCTACAGCCAGCCCAGCGTCGGGGGCGGCGCCGCGCTGAAGTTCGAGGTGGGCACCACCCACGTCGGGATCGTGACCCGCGAGGTCACCCACTCCGACGTGCAGCAGCAGACCAACCCGCAGAACGGCCAGCCCTCGTTCTTCAAGGACGGCCGCCCGAAGATGATCCTCAAGGTGCCGCTGCAGACGCAGCCCACCGCGGACCGGCCCGACGGGCTCGCCCAGTGGTACGTCGGGCCGGGTGCGCGCGACGAGCTCGGCCGGGCCATGCGCGCGGCCGGAGCGCCGGACGGACCGCCCGAAGCGGGCGCGGTCATCCAGATCACCTGCACCGGCACCCGGCCCGCGGGCGTCGGCATGAACCCGGCGAAGACCTACCAGGTCGTCTACCAGCGGCCCCAAGGCGCACCCCCGGCCCCCGCGCAGGAGCAGCCGCAGGCCCCCGCGGCCCAGGCCCCGGCGCCGCAGTACCAGCCGCCGGCCCCGCCCCAGCAGGTGCAGCAGTACCAGCCCCCGGCCCCGCCCCAGCAGGCCCCGCAGCAGGCCATGCCGCCCGCGCCGCCGATGCCGCAGCCCCTGGCCCCGCCGGTCCCGCAGCAGCAGCAGCAGGCGCCCGCCCAGCCGCCGGCCGGCCCGCCCGCGGGGGTGCCGCAGGTCCCGGCCGGGCTGCCGGGGCTGGACCCCGCGCAGCAGCAGCTCCTCGCCGGGCTCGTCGGGCAGCAGCTCCCGCCCGCGCCCGTCGCCGGATCGTGACCGCCCTCCGTGAGGCCCTGATCCGCACGCTGCGGACCGAGTGGCGCTTCACCTACCTGTCGGCCCGTCGCGAGTGGAGCAGGCGCTACGCGGCCCGGCTGTTCGCGCGCGAGCTCGGCAAGGGGCTACGCGACGTCCCCGCGTACGCCGCCGAGATCCGCCGCGCCCGCACCGCGGGCTGACCCACCCCAGCAGCGCGGCCCGCCGGATGCCGTCCCGACCGGCGGGCCGCGCTTCCCACCTCGTGACCAGGAGCAACACCGTGACCGAACCCCAGCTGGACCCGTTCCGGCCGAACACCGAGGGCATCGGCGCCGACGTCGAGCCCCCCGTAGGCGAGCGCGTCACGTTCGAGATCGACGGAGTCCTCCGCAGTCAGCAGTCCGCAGCCGAAGAAGACCCGCAGCGGCAGTGCCTGTGCTGCCGACCGCGCGCGCACGTGTTCGCCTACGGGGTCGCCCTGCCCTTCGAGGTCGCCGGCCCCCGCGGACCCCTCGCGGCCAGCCCGTCCGACTGGATCAGCCGCGTCTTGCGGGACCACCGATTCGAGGGGGGCCGCAAGGTGCGGCTGACGTTGACGCTCCTGGATCCGGCGAGCGAGGCGCCGTGACCGTCACCATCGTCGGCGAGCTCACCGCCGACCGCGAGCGCATCATCCTCATCGCCGCCGGGGAGGACGCCGAGGTCGCGCAGGCCGCCCAGAAGCTGCAGACCCTCACCCCGCTGCTCAAGCCCACCACCCCCGCCGGCGCGATGCAGTGCCCGGCGAGCTGGCCCGCCGCCATCCAGCTGGCCCGCACCTTCGGCGCCTCGTGGGTGGCCGGGCCCGCGCTCACCGCCTGGCTCGCCGACCAGGTGCGCGCCCGCACCGCCCCACCCACCGAGCTCGCCGTCACCCCGCCGCCGGGGCTCACGCCCCGCAGCTACCAGGTCGCCGGCGCCTGCATGATCGGCGCCGTCGGGTCGGCGCTCCTGTTCGACGAGCAGGGCACAGGCAAGACCGTGTCCACCATCCTCGGCCTCGTCGAGCGGCACGCCGCCGGGCACCCGGTGCTGCCCGTCCTCGTCATCTGCCCGCCCGCCGTCGCGGACTCCTGGATCGAGCACGTCCGCCGGTGGGCCCCGAGCTGGCGCGCCCTCGCGTGGCGCGGCACCCCGGCCCGGCGACGCAAGCTCATCGGCCTCGCCGACGTCTACGTCGCCAGCTACGGCACCGCCCGCATGGACGCCTCCGACACCGACCCAAGGCACAACCCGCTGATCGCGCTCGGCGCCCGGTTCGTGGTCGCCGACGAGGTGCACAAGCTGAAGGGCCAGGCCACCGAGCAGAGCCGCGCCGTGCGCCGCCTCGCGGCCCGCGCCTCGGCGTTCGTCGGGCTGTCCGGCACCCCCATCACCCACCACCCCGGCGACTTGTGGCCCGCCCTGTACGCGATGTGCCCCGCGGCGCACCCATCGCGGGAGCGCTGGATCGGTCGCTACTGCGACACCGTCCAGGGCGACTACGCCAGCACCGTGCTCGGCCTCAACCCGCACGCCGAGCCCGAGTTCCGGCAGACCCTGCTCGGCCAGTACCGCCGCGTCAGCAAGGCCGACGTGCTCACCGAGCTCCCGCCGAAGGTCTACAGCGTCCGGCAGGTCGAGCTCCCCACCGAGTACCGCAAGGCCTACGACGCCCTCGAGGCCGACATGCTCGCCGAGCTGCCCGACGGCGGGGAGCTGTCCGTCATGGGTGTGCTCGCCCAGATGACCCGCCTCGCCCAGCTCGCCTCCGCGGCCGCCGACGTCGAGACCACCACCGAGATCGTCACCGACCCGCACACCGGGATGCCCGTCGAGCGCCAGCACCAGCACGTCACCCTTCGCGCCCCGTCCTGGAAGGTCGACGAGCTGCTCGAGGTGATGGCCGAACGCCCCGGCACCCAAGTCGCCGCCTACGCCCCGTCGCGGCAGCTCATGATGCTGGCCGGCCAGGCCGCCACCGCCGCCGGCTACCGCGTCGGGTACGTCGTCGGCGGGCAGAGCGCCAAGGAGCGCACCGCCCACGTCGACGCCTTCCAGCGCGGCGAGCTCGACCTCATCTGCGTCACCACCGGCGCCGGCGGCGTCGGCATCACCCTCACCGCCGCGTCCACCGCGGTGTTCCTGCAGCGGCCCTGGTCGCTCGTCGAAGCCCTGCAGGCCGAGGACCGCCAGCACCGCATCGGCTCCGAGATCCACGACAGCGTCGAGATCGTCGACGTCGTCGCCGTCAACACCATCGAGTCGCGAGTGCGGTCGGTCCTCGTCGAGCGCGCCGGCCAGCTCTCCGACCTCGTCCAGGACCCCCGCGTCGTCGCCGAACTGCTCGGTGGCGCGGGCGTGCGGGACCTCCGACGACGGAAGAAGACAGCGGCATGACCACCACCGACCCGTGGACCTTCGTGCAGCACCAGGCCGAGGAGCTCACCGCCCGCGCCCGCCGGGACGACCGGCCAGCCCGACCCTCGCTGCTGGCCCGCCTCGCCGCCTGGGCCGCAGCCGACCGGCCCACCGCGCACGACCACCAGCTCGCCGAGCTGGTCTGGGCCCAGGACGGGGACGGCCGCGCGTGGGCCGAGCTGGGCACCTGGGCGCACAGCCGGCTGGCGCGGCGGGCCATGCCCTACCGGCGCGCGCTCGTCGCCGCGCAGCAGGACGGAGCGGCGTCGTGACCGAGCTGACCGGCGGGTCCCTGTTCACCGGCGCCGGCGGGCTCGACATGGCCGTCGCCCGGGCGCTCGCCGACTTCGACCTGTCGGTGCGCTTCGCCTGGCACTCCGACATCAAGCCCGCCTCCGTCGCGCTGCTGCGCCACCGCCACCCCGACGTGCCCAACCTCGGGAACATGGCCCGCGCCTTCCCGGTGATCGGGCCCGTCACCGCCGAGGCCGCCGGCCTCGAGCCCATCGACGTGCTGGCCGCCTCCTGGCCGTGCCAGCCGCACAGCTCAGCCGGCAAGCGGCTGGGAGAGGCGGACCCCCGTGCCCTCTGGCCCAACGTCGCCCGCGCCATCGCCGAGACGCGGCCGCGGATCTTCTTCGGCGAGAACGTTGCCCGCATCACCAGCAACGGTGAGCTTCGCCGAGTTGTCCGAGGCCTTGCCGCCCTCGGGTACGTGGGGTCCTGGCGGGTGCAGCGCGCTTCCGACCCCGGAGTCTGGGGCTGCCACCAGCGGGCCCGGTGCTTCGTCGTCGCCATCGATGCTGCTGCCGACGCCGGCCTGCTCCGACGCCGAGCGCTCATCGATGACGTACGGCCGGGGCAACCCCACCCTGCTGGGCGCGGTCACCTGACCCTGCTGCCCACGCCGACCCACCAGGACAGCCGCGCCGGCGTACGGGCCCAGCCCGTCGTGCCCATGTCGCTGCGCGAGGCCGTCACCCTGCTCCCGACGCCGACGCAGTCCATGACCACCGGGGCCGGGACCTCGGGCCGCGACGGCGGGCTGAACCTGCAGACCGCGGTGACGCTACTGCCTACGCCGATCCGAACGGACGGTCAGGGCGGCGTGCGCGCGGTTCCCGAGCGGCGCACCCACGGCGGGAACGACCACGGACCGCGGCTGCGCGACGTTGCCGTGACCCTGATCCCCACCCCGCGCGAGGCGGATGCCGGCGGCGATCGGGGCTGGCTGACCGGCGAGGGACTCCGCGACTGGTCCCGCGAGATCGCGGTCGCCGCCGCGCCGCCGGCCGACTGGGGCGTCTACGCGGAGGCCGTCGCCCGCTGGGGCTGCATGTTCGACCGCGAGGCCCCGGCCCCCACCCAGCTCGGCCCCCGCGGCGGCTTCCAGCTCGCGCCGCCGTTCGTCGAGTGGATGATGGGCCTGCCCCAGGGCTGGGTGTGCGACGTCCCCGACCTCGCGGCCCGCGCCAACGGCCACCGCAACGCTGCCCTGTCGCTGCTCGGCGACGGCGTCGTGCCGCAGCAGGGCGCGGCCGCGTTCCGCTACCTGCTGGGCCACCTCGCGCAGCGCCTGGCGGTGGCGGCATGAAGATCCGCACCGTGATCGGCGTCGACCCGGGCTCGACCACCGGCCTGGCCCGCATCGACCTCGACGCCTGGCGCCCCGCGGCCCTGGCGCAGGTCACCCCCGAGCTGGTGCTCGACACCGTCGAGATGCTGCTCGGCGCCCAGGACCCCGCCGAGGTGCTGCTGGCCGTCGAGGCGTTCGTCGTCGGGCCCCGCGCCGGGCGCTCCTCCACCCCCGCCGGCGGCCGCACCGCCCGCGACCTCATCGGCGCGCTGCAGGCCTGGGCCGGCGACCGGGGCATGCGCGTCGTGCTGCGGTCCGCGTCCGAGGTGAAGCCGTGGGCGACCGACCGCCGCCTCATCGCGGCCGGGCTGCTCGTCAAGGGCATGCCGCACGCCGCCGACGCCGGGCGTCACAGCCTGTTCGCGGCCGCCTCCGACTGCGGGCTCCCCGACCCGCTGAGCCGCCGGGCCGGTACGCGATGACCGCGCCGCTGCCCGTGCTGCTCGACGGCGACTGCCTCGACGTGCTGCGGACCTTCGCCGACGAGCAGTTCGACGCCATCGTGTGCGACCCGCCCTACGGCCTCGCCGAGCACCGCCCGGCCGCCATCGCGCAGGCCGTCACCGCCTGGTGCTCCGGCAACCGGGAGCACGTCCCGGACGGGCGCGGGTTCATGTCGGCGGCGTGGGACGGGTTCGTGCCGCCGCCGGCGGTGTGGGACGAGTGTCTGCGGGTGCTCAAGCCAGGCGGGCACCTGCTCGCGTTCGCCGGGTCCCGCACCGTCGACCTCATGGGCCTGTCGGTGCGGCTGGCCGGGTTCGAGATCCGCGACTCGATCTCCTGGCTGTACGGCTCCGGCTTCCCGAAGTCGCTCGATGTGGGCAAGGCGATCGACAAGCTGCGGACCGAGGACGTCGATCCTAGGGCGACTGTCTGCCGAGCCCTTCGCGCCGCCCTCGCCCAGTCTGGGCGCAGCCGCCGTGAAATCGACGAACACTTTGGCACTGCCAATGTGTCTCAATATTGGTTCAGTCCTGACCGAAACTCGCAAGTTCCCCCGTTGGATAAGTGGCCTTGGCTGCGGGAGTTTCTAGGCGTAGGCCCGGAGCTCGACGTCGAGGTGTGGCGCCTCAACGGGCGCAAGGGCACCCCGGGCGTCGAGTTCGCCACCCGACCCGCTGAGGGGGTCGGATTCATGCGCGCTGACGGACGGGACGGTTGGAACGCCACGAAAAACAGGCTTGAACGGGTCGGCGAATCGACGCCGGACGCTGTCCGCTGGCAGGGCTGGGGAACCGCGCTCAAGCCGGGCCACGAGCCGATCGTCGTCGCGCGCAAGCCGTGCGGCGGGACGGTGGCGGCGACGGTGCTGGCGCACGGGACGGGCGCGCTGAACATCGACGCTACGCGCGTCGGCGTCGAGCCTGGTACGCCGCCCACTTCTCCGGGTGCCGCTGGTAGTAGTCCTGGAAGTAACACGAGCTGCACATGCCCTTCGCCCGCAGACGGCCGAAGTGACCGCAGCCTGAGCACGTCGCTTCCGGCTTCGTCTGACGCTTCACCCGCGGGTCGTAGTGCCCTTCCTGCCAGTGCTCGCGCAGGTGAGACCGGTTATCCACGATCTCCAGGTTCTCCGGACGGTTGTCCGACTTCGTCCCGTTCCGATGGTGAACGTGCTCCGTCGACAGGAGAGGGCGCCCGAGCATCTGCTCCGCGACGACTCGATGCTTTCGCGTCTCCCGACCCTGATGGATCATCCGGACGTACCCCTGCTGATCGATCCACGGCATGCCCTAAGTGTACGGCAGGCCATGTTCAGCAGGGCCGGTGGCCGGCGAACGTGGTGCTGGACGAGGACGCAGCCGCCGAGCTCGACGCGCAGACCGGCGCGCTCACCAGCGGAGCCAACCCCACCCGCCGCGGCAGCGACAAGTTCCGCGACGCGTACGGCGCGTTCGCCGGGCAGACCGAGTGCGTCCCCGCCCGGGGCGCGGACTCCGGCGGGGCGTCGCGGTTCTTCTACTGCGCGAAGGCCCCCACCTCCGAACGCCCGAAGGTCGACGGTGTCGCGCACCCCACCGTGAAGCCGCTCGCGCTCATGCGGTGGCTCGTCCGGCTGGTCACCCCGCCCGGCGGGGTGGTACTCGACCCGTTCGCCGGCTCCGGCACCACCCTGCAGGCCGCCCGCGACGAGGGCTTCTGGGCCTTCGGCATCGAGCGCGACCCCACCTACCTGCCCCTCATCGCCCACCGGCTCGGCCTGAACCTCCCCGACCAGGCCGGCCCCGCTCTGACCGAACCCTGCTCCCCGACAGGTGCGTGAACGATGAAGTCCCCCTGCCCGCTCGGCGGCCGCCCGTGACCACCACCGCGCCCCCCGTCTTCGCCTCCGCGGCCGCGCTCTACCACCACGCCGGCTGGCCCGCCGTGCTGCCCGTGCCCGCCGAGACCAAGAGCCCGCCGCCCACCGGCTACACCGGCGAGGAAGGCCAGGACACCTCGGCCGAGCTGCTCGCCGCCTGGGCCGGCAACGGCTACGCCGGGCACTCCATCGCGCTGCGGCTGCCCGACGGGATCGTCGGCATCGACGTCGACGACTACACCACCCCCAGCGGCAAGGTGAAGGTCGGCGGCCAGACCCTCGCCGCCGCCGAAGCGCGCTGGGGGCTGCTGCCGCCCACGTGGAGCTCCACCGCCCGCGGGCAGGGCCCCAGCCGCATCCGGTTCTACCGCGTGCCGGCCGGGCGCTACGCCACCGTGCTGCGCCCCGACATCGAGATCATCCAGCGCCACCACCGCTACGCCGTGGTCTGGCCCTCCCCGCACGGCGACGTCGGCACCGCCTACACCTGGTACGCCCCCGACGGCGCCCCCGCCACCCGGCTCCCCACCCCCGGCGAGCTGCCCGAGCTGCCCCCGGCCTGGGTCGACGGGCTGCGCGAGGGCGCCACCGACGCCGCCCCCGCCTCGGCCAGCCACGCCAGCGGGGAGGCGCTGCTCGCCGCCCTGAGCGCCGACGACCGGCCCGCCTGCTCGGTCATGTACGACGCCCTGGACGCCACCGCCCGCGCGCTGGCCGACCCCGACGTCGGCGCCCGCCACGACGCCATGACCGCCCGCACGCACCGCCTCGTCCAGTCCGCGGCCATGGGCCACGCCGGCCTCGGCGCCGCGCTGCCCGCCCTGCGCGACCAGTGGGCCGCGGTCACCGCCGGGGAGGCCCGCGACGCCGAGTTCGAGCGCATGCTGCTCTCCAGCGCCCGCAAGGCCGTCACCGTCCTCGGCGGCGTCCAGCACCTCGCCGACCCCTGCACCCTGCCCGGCGGCCCCGGGTGGGCCGGGCTGACCGGGGTCACCGTCGACGCCCGCCCCCGCCCGGTCGACGACCGCCGCGCCGGCGAGGACGACCCCGAGCCCTTCGAGCCGCTGCACCTGCAGCTGCCGCCCAAGCTCGTCGACCCGTCCTGGGCCCAGGTCGTGGGCACCGAGGCGTTCGACCCCGGCGTCGACCTCGACCACCCGCTCGCCGACGCGATGCTGCGCCGCTGCTTCTACATGGCCCGCCGCGCCAGCGACACCAAGAGCGCGTGGCTGCTGCGCGGCGCCGAGCAGTGGTCGATGGAGGGCGACCTCGCCGGGCGGGTGGTGTCGGAGTGCGCCGCCCTGATGCCCGACGGCGACCCCACCCCCGTGGCCAAGGGCGAGCCCGCCAGCCCGGCGCAGCGCGCCTACAAGCGCCGCCTGCGGATGATGACCAGCGGGCCCGCGGCCGCGGTCGCCGCCACGATGCGCCGACACACCGACGGCGGCCGCCACCCCGCCACCGTCCGCATCGCCGACCTCGACCGCGAGCCCGACGTGCTGTGGGCCGGCGGCTGGCCGTGGGACCTGCGCGCCAGCGCCGAGGTGCCCACCATCGCCACGCACCTCGACCCGCACGGCCCGCACCTCGTCGCCGCCGGCGTGGGCCCCGCGCCCGTCCCGACGCCGCTGTGGGACGCCTTCCTCGCCGCGGTGTGGCCCGACCCCGAGGTCCGCGCCTGGGCGCTGCGCGTGCTGTCCATCGCCACCACCGGCTACGCCGACGCCGCGCTGCCCATCCTGTTCGGCGAGGGCGGCACCGGGAAGACCTCGCTCATCACGCTGATCATGGAGGTGCTCGGGTCCTACGCCCACGCCGCCGACCACCGCCTCCTCGGCAGCGGCGAGGGCCACGCCAGCATCGTCTTCGCGCTCAAGGGCCGGCGGCTGTCGTTCATCGACGAGGCCATGCGCGAGGGCACCCGCAACACCGAGCGGCTCAAGCAGCTCACCGGCGGCGGCGAGCTCACCGGCAACGCCATGAACCAGAACCCCATCACCTTCCGGCCCACCCACACCCTGGTGCTCACCTCCAACACCCCGCCCTCGGTGTCCGACGCGGCCGTGCGCCGCCGGATCCGGCTGCTGCCGTGCAACGGCGACCCGGCCGAGGTCCGGGCCCGCAGGCAGGCGCTCAGCGGCGCGCGCTGGGCCGCCGAGGCGCCCGGGGTGCTCGCCCTGCTGATGCGCGAGGCCGCCGGCTGGCTGGCCAACCCCGACAGCGCCCTCACCTCGGCCGCGCCGCTCGCCGTCCAGTTCGTCATGGACGAGCTCGTCGGCTCCCAGGACGTGCTCGGGCAGTGGCTCACCGAGTCGGTCCAGCCCGACGAGCACGGCACCAGGTCGCACCAGCTCTACGTCGGGTTCCGGGGCTGGTGCCGCGACGCCGGCATCCGGGACTCCTCGATCCTCACCGAGACGGCCTGGGGCCGGGCGCTCAACGAGCTCGGCTTCGGCGTGCTCAGGCGCCGCGACGCCAACTACAGACCGTTAGTGGTGCGGGCCGACCCGGGCTTCCCGCAACCCTCCACACCGACCCCGCCGCCCGCCGCCTCGGCGCCCGCCCCCGGCGCGCCCTCGGCCGTTCCCGGCGGCTCGGCCTCGCCGTTCGCGCCTCGTGTGGAGGGTCTGTGGGGGGTTGGTGGGGGGTCTATCGCAGTACCCTCCACAACCGATAACACCATGTCACCCCCTGTTTTTGTATCTCCTGTGGAGGGTGTGGAGGGTAGGTCTCGTCATACAGTAGATGGAGAAGAAGAACAGTGGAAAAACACCACTCATAGAAGGGCGGTAGGGGCCAACCCTCCGACCCTCCACACCCGAGGCGAAGAAGGCGAGAACCCCCAGGTAGCGGGCGCGGTGGACGGTGTGGGGGGTACGAATCCGCCTCCGCGACCGTCCACACCGCCGACCCCGGCGCCGGAGAAGGCGATTACGCCACGCTCCGTGAGCAGGACCGAGGCCGCCGCCCGGGCCACCGAGGCGAAGATCAGCAAGGCCGAGGCCCGGCGCCAGCTGGCCGAGGAGAAGCGGCTCGACGCCATCGCCACCGCGCAGGGCGAGGTGCTCGGCCTGCCCGCCGTGGTCGACCGCGCCGGCAACACGCTGCCCGTCACCCCGGCCCAGGCCGGCGAGGTGGTGCGCGCCGCGCTCGCCCGCTCCGGCGCGCTGACCGTCGACGTGGAGACCTCCGGCTACCCGGTCGGCCACGCCGACTACGAGCTGCGCTCGGTGCAGCTCGGCGACGAGATCGCCGCCGCGGTGCTGCACCCGGTCGACCACGCCAGCCTGGTGCGCGAGCTGCTCGCCGCCGCGCCGGTGCTGCACGCCCACTCCGCGACCGCCGACCTGGTGCCGCTGGCCCACGCCGGGCTCATCGACGCCGAGAGCGGCTGGGACCGGATGCACGACACCGTGATCCCGGCCAAGCTCGCCGACCCGCAGTCCACCGGCTCGGATCCCGGGCTCAAGGCGCTCGCCGGGGCGGTGCTCGGGGCGGCCTCCACGGCGCCGGCCGCCGACGCCGCTCGGGCCGCGCTGTGGAAGGCCGGGCGCTGGCTCACCTCGACGAAGGTCGACACCCCGCCCGAGCGCTCCGGCTGGGCGCAGGTGGCGACCGGCTCGACCACGATGCTGCGCTACGCCGCCTCCGACGTGCTCGACACCGCCGCGCTCGCCCGCGCGCTGCCCCGGCCCGACGCCGCGGTCTACGAGCGCGAGCGCCTCGCCCAGCGCATGACCGCGCGGGTCGCGCACCGCGGCGTGCGGATCGACGCCGAGCACGTCCGCGAGATGACCGAGCGCCACACCGCCGGCCGCGACGCCGCCGCCGCGCGGGTCCGCGCGCTGGGCGTGGAGAACCCCGGCTCGGACCAGCAGGTGGCCGAGGTCGCCCTCCAGCTCGGCGCGCCGCTGCCGCGCACGGCCACCGGGCGCCCGAGTGTCGCCGCCGGCGTCCTCGAGCCGCTGCGGGGCGCTGAGGGCCCGCTCGGGGAGCTGGTCGGCGCCGTGCTCGACCACCGCCACCACGACACCGCCCTCGGGCTGTTCCTCGAGCCCTACCGGCTGCTGTGCGAGCGGGGCGACGGCCGCGCCCGCCCGACGGTCTACACCCTCGGCACCGACACCGGCCGCATGAGCTGCGTGCGACCCAACCTGCAGCAGCTCTCCCGCGAGGGCGGGGTCCGGGCCTGCATCACCGCCGACCCCGGCCAGCTCATGATCGGCGCCGACTTCTCCGGGGTCGAGTTGCGCGTGGCCGCCGCGCTGAGCCAGGACCCGACGCTCCTGGCGTTCCTCGCCGAGGGCCGCGACCTGCACGGCGAGATCGCCCGCCAGGTCTGGGGCGAGGGCGCGACCAAGGCCAACCGGTACATCGCCAAGCGGGGCGTGTTCGGCCGGATCTACGGCGGCGGGATCTCCACCCTCGCCACCCAGGTCGGCGTCGGCCACGACGTCATGCAGGCCGTCATCGACACCCTCGACGGGCTGACCCCCGGCCTGGCCGCGTGGTCGGCGTCCATCCGCGAGGCCGTGAAGCGCGGCGCCACCCAGTACCCGAGCTACTCGGGCCGGGTGATCCACCTGCCGCGCGAGTACCCGCACAAGGGGCCCAACTACTGCATCCAGGGCACCGCCCGCGAGCTGCTCGTCGACACCCTCGTGCGCTGGCGCGACACCCGCTGGGGAACCTGCACGCTGCTGCCCGTGCACGACGAGCTCGACGTGTTCGTGCCCGCCGAGGACGCCGCTGAGGCGACCGCCGAGCTGGTGCGGTGCATGGAGACCGAGCTGCTCGGGGTGTCGATCGTGGCCGACCCGAGCGAGCCCTCGTACGCGTGGCAGGACTCGGTGTGACCCCGTCGGCTTCCCGTGCGGTGATCGATCCGCTACCCTGCGCCCGATCACTGCGCGCAAGCAACACCTGCGTACACGCAGTACGATGAGAGGTGGTGGGTGCGGTGGCGGATAGGATCACCACTGCCTCACCGCGCGGGACCGCGGGCAAGGCGAACGCCGGCGGGTCGCTGTCTGGTCACGGCAGCGGCCCGGCTGGCGTTCGGCGTTCCGCGGCCCTGATCGCGTTGGGCGGCCTGCTCGCCGCCGCGGGGGTCACCGCCGCCCTGCTGCTCGCTCCGGCGCCTGCGGCCGTCACGCCGCCCTCCCTCGTCCCGCCCGCCGCTCCGGCCGGCGCGTTGCCGCCGGTGCCCGAGGCCCGCCTGTGAGCGAGCTGGCCGACCTCGAGGTGCAGTGGGGCACGCGCAAGTGGGATCGCCTGTTCCACGCCATGAACGACGCCGGCACCGCCCGACGCCGCGACCGCGAGGCGCTCGGCCGCCTGCTGGTCCCCGAGCTGCACCCGCCGCTCGCGCTCACCGCGCCGAACCGCGCGACCCGGCGGCGGTCCCGGTGACCGGCCTCCGCCTCGACCCATCGGCCCTCGCCCCGGCCGCGGACCCATCGGCCCCGACCCGGAGCCGCTGCACCGGCACGACCCCCCGCGGCCCGTGCAAGCAGTGGCCGGTGCGCGGGGCGACCGTCTGCCGCAGCCACGGCGGCGCCGCCCCCCAGGTGCGCGCTGCTGCCGCCCGCCGCGAGGCCGAGGCCCAGGTGCGCCGCGGCCTCGCCCGCCTCGACGTCGCGCCCATCGACGACCCCCTCGGCGAGCTGGCCAAGCTGGCCGGCCAGGTCGTCGCGTGGAAGGACGCCCTCGCGGTCAAGGTCAACGAGCTGACCACCGGCACCTGCCCCGAGTGCGGGCCCGCCGAGGCCGACGCGCCGCTGCGCTACGAGGCCCACGGCGCCGGCACCGAGCAGCTGCGCGCCGAGGTGGCGCTGTTCGAGCGGGCGCTCGACCGCTGCGCGTCGGTGCTGGGCCTGATCGCCAAGCTCGGCATCGACGAGCGCATGGCCCGCATCAGCGAGCTGCAGGCCGCCGCGGTCGTCAAGGCCGTCGACGCCGGCCTCGCGCACCTCGCCTCCCAGGTGCCGATCCCGGCCGAGGTCGCCGCCGAGACGCGCGGCGTCGTGGCCCGGCACCTACGGGTGGTGGCGTCGTGAGCATCGCCTTCCTCGAGCGTGCCGCCGACCTCCTCGACGGCCACGACGCCGGCGCCCGCCAGCGTGACGAGCTGGCCCAGGCGCGCAGCCGGCTGATCGAGCAGTGCCCGACCCCGGCCCACCTGGCCGCCCGGTTCGACCCGACGTTCGTCCGCACGCAGGCCGTCGACCTCGTCGCCGCCCGCCTCCGCGAGACGGTCGCGCAGCGTGACGGGCGCCTTGTCGTCTCGGTCCCGCCGCAGGAGATGAAGACCACCCTGCTGCGCTGGCTCGGGCTGTGGCTGCTCGCCGAGGACCCCGACCGCCGGGTCGTGTACGCGTCCTACGCCGCCTCCCTGGCCCGCACCTCCGGCCGGGTCGTGCGGTCCCTCGTGCTCACCCACGGCGCCCCGTACGGCCTGGCGCTCGACCGCGGCCACGCCGACGCGTCGGACTGGGAGCTCGCCGAGCACAGCGGCGGCATGGTCACCACCGGCGTCGGCGGCGCGCTGACCGGCCGGCCCGCTGACCTGCTGATCATCGACGACCCGATCCGCAACCAGCAGGACGCCGACTCGACCACCGTGCGGGAGAACCTGCACGACTGGTGGAGCTCGGTCGCGCTGACCCGCCTCGCCCCCGGCGCACCCGTCATCGTCGTCCAGACCCGCTGGCACGAGGACGACCTCGCCGGCCGCCGCATCGCCGAGGGCTGGCCGGTGCTCAATATCCCCGCCCTGGCCATGGCCCCGAACGCCGAGAAGGGCATCGAGCCCGACGCGCTCGGCCGCCGGCCCGGCGAGTGGCTGGTCTCCGCCCGAGGTCGCACCGTCGCCGACTGGGAAGGCAAGCGGGCCGCCGTCGGCGAGCGCACCTTCGCCGCGCTGTACCAGGGCCAGCCCGCCCCCGTCGAGGGCGGCGTGTTCCGAGGCGCCTGGTTCGACACCTGGCGCCTCGACGCCGCCCCGGCCGGCTGCCTGCCCCCCGTCGTGGTCGTCGACCCCGCCGACAACGAGGGCTCCGGGGACGAGGCGGGCATCATCGTCGCCGCCCAGCACCCCGACGGCCGGGTGTTCATCCTCGACGACCTGTCCGCCCCGATGACCGTGGCTCGCTGGGCGCGCACCGCGCTGCTCGTCTGCGTGCGCCGCGACGCCCCCACGCTGGCCTACGAGCAGTCGCTGTCGCAGCTGCCGGCCCGCATCCGGGAGGCCTGGGCCGAGCTGCACCAGCAGGCCCTCGCCCTGGTGCACGGCCGCGGCCCGGCGGGCGCCCTGGACCGGCTCAGCCGCCCGGACGACCCCGCCGAGCGCCGGGCCCTCATCACCGCCCAGCTCGCCGAGCTCACCCCCGCCGACGCCCAGGCCATCGTCGGCATCGGCACCAGCGGCCCCCGGCTGCGGACCATCACGGCGAAGGGGTCGAAGGAGACGCGGATGCAGTGGGCCGCGCCCCTGTTCGAGACCGGCCGCGCCGTCATGGTCGGCCGGCACCCCCAGCTCGAGCACCAGGCCTCCACTTGGCAGCCCGGCCAGGACAGCCCCGACCGGGTCGACGCGATGGTGCACGCCTGCGGGCTGGACCGGGACGCCCGGCCGCGGATGCGGTGGCTCGGATGAGCGTCGCGAACGAGCTGGCCGTGGTGCAGCGCTGCCTCTTTGGCACCGCCGTCCGCTACTGCGGCGCGCCCGCCACCGTGCACGTGTGGGCGGTGGACAGCGTGACCATGAGCTGCACCGAGCACGCGGCCTGGTGGGACACACAGCCGCACCAGGACCGGCACCCGATCACCGCCAGCTGCGGCCTCCTCCCCGCCCGCTGGATCCCCAGCACGACGCTGCGTGACGGGTGGTGCGAGCCCGACGTCGACGGCGTGGCGTTCGTCGCCCACCAGACCGCGCCCGCCGAGCTGACGCACCCCACCTCGCCGCGGGGGGTGACCTCGTGAACGAGCTGCTGCACGACGCCGGCCAGGCCCTGCGCACGATCGCCGCCACGGCCGCGCTCGACGCCGCGTCTGCCCTCGTCCGTGCCGCCCGGCACCTCACGCCCGCCCGGCCCGTGCCGCTGTGGCTGGTGCGTGACGGCGCGACCCCGCCGGTCCTGCATCGGATCGATCAGGCCGACCTCGCCGACGGCATGTGGTCCGACGAGCGGTGGAAGCGATGAGCGACCGCAGCACCAACCGCGCCGTCCTCACCGCGCTGCTCGCCCGCGTCACCGAGCCGGGCCTGCGCGCCGCGGCCGACGTCGCCGGGCTGGCCGCTCTCGTGGCCGCCGCCTGGCTGTGGCACGCCGGCCTGGCTGCCCTCGGGGTGGCGCTGCTGGTGCTGGCCGCCAGGGCCGGTGACCGAGGGTGAGCCTCCTGTCCCCCGTGCTGCGCCCCCGCGCCGAGGCGCCCGTCCCGTACAGCCCGCGCCGCTCCGGCACCGGGTTCGGCGGCAGCGCGGGCGGCGGGTCCGGGCCGCTCGCGCAGATGGGCCGCGTCGGCACCCTGTTCGCCATCGTCAACCGCACCTCGACGGCGACGGCCGCCCCCGACTGGGGCCTCTACCGCAAGGCGAAGCCGGGCAAGGCCACCTCCGACACGGAGCGTGAGCGCGTCACCGTGCACGCCGCGCTGACGCTGTGGGAGAACCCGAACCCGTTCATGACCCAGGCCGACCTCATCGAGATCGGGCAGCAGCACGTCGACCTCGCCGGCGAGACGCTGCTGGTGGTCGTGCGCAAGGGCAACATCCCCGTCGAGCTCTGGCCCGTCCGGCCCGACCGCATGGAGCCGGTCAAGCACCCCACCGAGTTCCTGCTGGGCTGGACCTACAAGACCCCCGACGGCGACAAGATCCCCCTCGCCGCCGACGAGGTCATCCAGATCAAGATGCCCAACCCGGAGGACCCGTACCGGGGCATGGGGCCGGTGCAGGCCATCCTCGTCGAGCTGGAGGCCAGCACCGCGGCGGCGGCGTGGAACGCGGCGTTCTTCCGCAACAGCGCCGAGCCGGGCGGCGTCATCGAGCTGGAGAACAACCTCGACGACGACGAGTGGGAGCAGTTCACACGGCGCTGGGCCGAGCAGCATCGCGGCGTGTCCAACGCCCACCGGGTCGCGGTCATCGAGCACGGCGCGAAGTGGGTCGACCGCAAGTACACGCAGCGTGACATGCAGTTCGCCGAGCTCCGCAACGTCTCCCGCGACGTGCTGATGGAGGCCTACGGCATGAGCCGGGCCACCCTCGGCGTCACCGACGGCGTCAACTTCGCCGCCGCCAAGGCCGCCGACGCCCAGTTCGCCAAGCTGCTGACGGTGCCCCGGCTCGAGCGCTGGCGCCAGGCCCTCAACACGCGCCTCCTGCCCATGTTCGGGGCCACTGGCAAGGGCGTCGAGTTCGACTACGAGAGCCCCGTGGCGAGCGACGAGGAGGCCGCCAACGCCGAGCGGGACTCCGTCGTCCGGGCGGCCGCCGAGCTGATCCGCGCCGGGTTCAACGCCGACGACGTGCGCGCCGCCTACGGCCTGCCCGAGATGCGCTTCGGATCCGGTGAGGCCAGCGACCCCCAGCGCACCGAGCTGCTGCAGCTGCTGCAGTCGGCGCCGGCCGCCCTCGGTGACCGGCTCCTGCCGGTGCTCTACCCGAACATCGACTGGGCCGCTGTCTCGCTGCCGGCCCCGGCCGCCTCCGCGGCAGCCCCCGAGCCGCCCGTGCCCGGCACGCCACCTGCCTCCGACCCCTCGACGGGCGGGCGAGAGCCGGGCACGGGCACCACCAACCGGCACCCCGACGCCGAGGGCTGGGACTGCACGGGCGGGCACGGCGTCGCCTGCGTCCACCACGACGTGCCGCGCGCCCCGCTGCGCGCCGAAGGCGCGCCCGACGTCGACCTGGCGCCCGTGCAGGCCGCCTACGAGCGCCGCCTCGCGCAGCTGCTCGACCGCATGGCCGACGTCCGCGCCGACTGGCGCGCCGACCTGCGCCGCCAGATCGCCGCCGCGATCGACGACAACGACCTGCCCGCCCTCGCCGCCCTGGCCGTCGATCCCGCGCCCGCGCAGGCCCGCATTGTCGAGGCCATGCGCGCCATCGCCGGGGACGCCGCCGCCCAGGTGAAGCGCGAGGCCGCCGCCCAGGGCGTCAGCCTGGCCCTGCCCGGCCGCGTCAGCGCCACCACCGCGCCCGTGCCGGACGACGACGTGGCCGCCACCCTCGCCGCGCTGATGGCCGCCGCGCAGGCGCTCACCGCCGGCACCGAGGCGATGCGGGTGAACTACAACGGCGGCGGCGGGGCCGAGGTGGCCGGCCAGGTCGAGGCCACGCTGACCGAGGCGAGCACCGCACGCGAGGACACCAAGCTCGGCGGGGTGCTCACCGGCGCCCAGAACCGGGCGCGCATCGACACGATGGCCAGCGGCCCGAGCGGGTCCATCTACGCCGACGAGACCCTCGACGGCAACACCTGCCCGCGGTGCCGCGCCATCGACGGCCGGTTCGTGTGCACCACCGACGACCTGGGCCCCTACGACAAGCTCTACACCGCGATCGGCGGCTACGTGGACTGCGACGGCCGCGAGCGCTGCCGCGGGACTGTGACCGGGGTGTGGCGCCCGGAGACCACCACCCCGCCGGCGCCCGCCCGGCCCGCCTCGCCGCCCGGCCCGCGCACCACCCTCGATGACTGGGCCGACGAGGTCGCCGCTCTCGCCGACATCGACCAGCCCGACGACCACGACGCCATCCTCGCCCGCATCCTGAGCAGCCAGGACTTCGACGCGCTGCCCACGGTGCTCAGCGCCGCCGCGTTCGCCGCGTTGAGCGACGACCACGTCGAGGTCTACCGCGGCATCGCGGGCAGCCAGGCCGAGCAGTGGGCGCGGGAGTTCCGCACCGGCCGCCTGTTCACCGGGCTCGGCACCTACGGCAACGGCACCTACACGACGACCGACGAGAGCGCCGCCGAGGGCTACGCCGCCGGCCGGGGCTGGCGCGGCGCGGACGAGGACGGGGTCGTCATGCGGATGGCGCTGCGCCCCGACGCCCGGGTCATCAGCCTGTCCGACCTGCGCGAGATCGCCGCGGCCGACGAGCGGCTACAGAGCGGCGACTTCGGCAAGGCGTTCGGCGACCCGGGCCGGCTCGCCGCCGCGCTGGGCTACGACGCTCTGGTCATGACCCCTGACCCCGGTGAGAGCGAGCGCTACTACGTGGTGCTCAACCGCGGCGCGCTCGTGGTGGAGGCGCCATGACCCCCGAGCTGTCGCACCGCATCGCGGCCGCCCTGCACGCGCTGCCCCCCGACGACCTGAGCCTGGACGACCGGTTCCGGCTGGCCGAGGAGGCGCAACCCCACGACACGTACGCGGCGCTCCCGAAGTGGATCCGCGACGTGGTGAAGAAGGGCGAGAGCCAGTGACCAACCCCGTGCCGAGCGTCGGCCGCATCGTGCACTACGTCAGCTACGGCACCCCAGGCGGCGAGTACACCTCGCAGTGCCGAGCCGCGATCATCACCGAGGTCGGGCCGGGCCTGCTCCCGGACGTCACCGAGCAGCAGCGCGAGCACGACTCCGCCGTCCCGGTGGTGGGGCTGTGCGTACTCAACCCGACCGGCTTGTTCTTCAAGCGGGCCGAGCACGACGAGGGGAAGGGCGCGTCGGGCGCGCCGGACTGCCCGACCCTGTCCGACCACGGCGACCCGCTGCGCTACTGCGGCTGCGGCTGGACCGAGGACCACCACCGCGGCGGCACCTGGCACTGGCCGGAGCGGGTCTGATGACCGACACCCGCATCCCGCGCAGCCGCTGGACGAACCTCGTTCCGGCGCAGGTCCGCGAGGGCGTCCGCGCGCTCGCCCCCACCACCGGCGCCGGCGAGATCCTCATCTACGACGTCATCGACTCCTGGGGCGACTGCTGGGGCGTGTCCGCGCAGGACGTCGCCGCCGCGTTGGCCGAGCTCGGCAACGTGCAGGCCATCACCGTGCGGCTCAACAGCCCGGGCGGGGACTACTTCGAGGGCGTCGCCATCGCCGGCATGCTCGCCCGGCATCCGGCCACCGTGACCATCTGCGTCGACGGCCTCGCTGCCAGCGCCGCGTCGGTGGTCGCGATGGGCGGCGACCGGATCGTCATGGGCGCCGGGTCGCAGCTGATGATCCACGAGGCCAGCTCGATCGCCTGGGGCACCGCCGGCGACATGCGGCGCACCGCCGCGATGCTCGACCAGACCAACGACGACGTTGCCGCCATGTACGCGCAGCGCGCCGGCGGCGACGTCGCCACCTGGCGGGCCGCTGTCGCCGAGGAAACCTGGTACACGGCCGCTCAGGCCGTCGCGGCTGGGCTCGCCGACGAGGTCGCCCAGCTGCCTGCCCGCGTCCCGGCCGAGCCCGTGGCCGCGCGCCTGGCGCCGGGCCCGGTCGAGCAGCCGGCCGAGCCCACCCCGACCCCCGACGCCGGCGCTCCGCCGGTCGAGGACGCAGCACCCGCAGCCGCGCTCCCCACGGCTGCGCTCCCCGCACCACCGGCACCGCCCCTCCCCGCGGCGCCGTTCGACCCCGAGCTCCTTCGCTCGGCCATCCGAGAGGCGACACGATGACGAGCACGGTCATCCCCACGTCCGCCGCCGAGCTCGAGGAGATGCTCGGCGACGACGGCAAGCTCAAGGCGATCTTCGACGGAGGTGACCTCGGCGAGTTCGTGAAGAACTACGCCACCGCCGTCGCCGAGAAGGACGCCGCACTCGGCCTGCAGGTGCAGGAGCAGGTGCAGGCCACCCTCGCCGAGTTCCTCAAGGACCAGCCGGTCACCAACCGGCCCGACCTGCGCCCGGACTCCCCCGTCGCGCGCAACCGCGGCCAGCACCACAACCGGCACGCCCCGGGCGCCCAGCTCGACGGCAAGTTCGAGTCGACCGGCGACCTGCTCAAGGCGCTGTTCGACGAGCGCAAGGGCGACCGGCCGGCCGCCGAGCGCCTCGGCCAGATCCGCAACGACTACAGCACCACGATCCCCTCCGAGGGTGGCTTCCTGGTGCCGGAGGAGTTCCGGGCCGAGCTGCTGCGCGTCGCGCTCGAGTCCGCGATCGTGCGGCCCCGCGCGCGGGTCATCCCGATGGCGACGCCGCGGATCAAGTTCCCGATGATCGACGCCCAGTCCAACGCCTCCAGCGTCTACGGCGGCGTCGTGGGCTACTGGACCGAGGAGGCCGCCGCGCTGGTCGCCAGCTCGGCGAAGTTCGGGTCGGTCACCCTGGACGCGCAGAAGCTCACCGGCTACGCCGAGATCCCCAACGAGCTGCTCGCCGACTCCGCGGTCAGCGTCAGCGCGTTCGTCGACCAGCTGTTCCCCGAGGCGCTCGCCTGGTTCGAGGACGTCGCGTTCATGCGCGGCTCGGGCGTCGGTGAGCCCCTGGGCTTCCTCAACGCGGGCAACACCGCGCGGGTCGCCGTGGCGAAGGAGGCCGGCCAGGCGGCGGGCTCCATCGTCTGGGAGAACATCGTCAAGATGTACGCGCGGATGCTGCCGTCCGCGCTGGCCAACGCGGTGTGGATCGCCAACATCGACACCTTCCCCGAGCTCGCCACGATGGCGCTGAGCGTCGGCACCGGCGGCTCCGCGGTGTGGCTGGGCTCGGGCGTCGACGGCCCGCCCATGACCATCCTCGGCCGGCCGGTCATCTTCACCGAGAAGGCCGAGACCCTCGGCCTCGCGGGCGACATCAACTTCGTCGACCTGGGCTACTACCTCATCGGTGACCGGCAGTCGATGACGGCGATGACCAGCGAGCACTTCAAGTTCAACGTCGACTCGACGGCCTACCGGATCATCGAGCGCGTCGACGGCCGGCCGTGGATCAAGAACGCGATCACCCCGAACAAGGGCGCCGGCACGCTGTCGCCCTTCGTGCAGCTCGCGACCCGGGCCTGACCCAACCCCCACGGGCGGGCCGGTCCTCAACACCCGGCCCGCCCTGCCCTCCCCGCCCCGCCCGTCGTGAAACCCGGGCGGGAGATCGGAGCAGAACATGTCCGCAGGCGACCCGATCGGCCGTCTCTTCAACCTCGTGCACACCGCCGACGGCGTGTACGTCTCGCTGCGTGAGGCCGGCGCCGTCACGTTCGTCGGCCAGCTGGGCGCCGGCGACACCTTCACCGTGGCCTCCGCGCAGGACGCGGCCGGCACCGGCGCGGCGAACCTGACCAAGGTCACGAAGTTCAACACCGCCGCGGCCGCGGGCGGCGCCTGGTCGACGACCTCGCAGGCCGCGGCGGCGACCGCCGTGACCGCCGACTCGAAGGTCGCGACCATCACCATCCGGGCCGAGCAGCTGCCCGACGGCCACGCCTACGTGAAGTGCACCAGCACCTCGACGGGCACCGTCCTGGCGCTCCTCCACGACCTCAAGTACCAGGCCACCCCGGCCAGCCTGGCCTCGGTGATCGCGTGAGCACCCTCGTCCAGGGTGACCAGGTGCGGGCGCTCGCGCTGGGCACCCGCGTGGAGAAGGCCACCGGCACCCTGTCGGCCGCCACCTCGGCGCTGTTCACCGTGGCCGGCGGCAAGGTCGCCATCACCAGCATCGTCGGCGAGGTCACCACGGCGATCACGGTGGCGAACAGCTACAAGCTGCAGCACAACCCCACCGTCGGGACGACGCGGGACCTGTGCGCCGCGACCGACATCGGCACCACCGACACCCCGGCGGGCAACCTGCTGGGCTTCCAGGGCCTGGTCGGGGACTCCATCCTCACCGGCCCCGGCGCGGTGCCGACGATCAAGCAGCCGATCGTGCTGACCGCGGGCTCGCTCGAGCAGGTCTCGGCCGGCTCCGACGGCGCGATCACCTGGGTCATCACCTACGTGCCGCTCGACAACGGCGCCTCCGTGGTCGCGGCCTGATCCGCACCGGCGGGCTTCGACCGCCCACGCCCCCTCGGGGCCCGCCGGTGCACCCCTCGCCCTACCGCCCGCTCAGCGGGCCATTCAGACAGCAGGAGGACGGCATGCCGAAGACCACCCGGGACGGCGGCCCCAGCTACGCGGGCCACGTCGACGTCTCGTCCGAGGACACCGTGACCCCCGAGTGGGCGCCGGCGGAGGCCCTCGTCGAGGAGCCCGAGCCCGAGCCCGAGCCCGAGCCCGAGCCCGAGCCCGAGCCCGAGCCGTCGACTCACCGCCGCCGCACGCGCTCGCGCACCGCCCCGAAGGAGACGTCGTGAACGACAAGGACTACGCCGCCCAGGTCATCACCCAGCACGAGGCCGCGCTCGACGCGGCCAAGGCGAAGGTCGACAAGCTGGAGACCCACCTCGACGGCGCGCGCGAGGGTGTCGAGCAGGCCGAGGCCGCGCTCGCCGAGGCCCGCCGCGCCGACCACACCTTCGTCGAGCCCACCGAGAACGTCACGGTGCAGGCGGGATGAAGGCCGTCCTCCTCGCTCCGCCGGAGCGCCGCTGGGAGTGCTCCAGCTGCCCCTTCACCGACGTCACCCGCCAGCACGGTGCGCACACCCGCATGCACCCGTGCGCCGGTCTGGGCGGCCTCACCACGCCGATGGTCCCCGCCGGGACGTCGTCGAAGGTCGAGGTACGGGAGCGGGAGGACTACATCGCCGGGGACCTCGTGCAGCTGCACAACGGCCGGCCCGTCATGAGCGTGACCGTCACCAGGGACGAAGGCACCGACGCGGTCGTGTTCGCCCCCACCGCCACCGCACACAGGAGCTGACCATGGCCTTCGGGACCGCATCGAAGATCTTCTCGGCGTTCGTCACCGACGCCCTCAACGGCACCGCCGCGTTCGACGTCAACAGCGACACGATCAAGGCCGCGCTCTACGGCAACACCGGCACCCCCGACCAGACCGCCGCGGCCGCCTCGACCGGCTACAACACCGGCCAGTGGACGACCGGCAACGAGCTGTCCAACGGCGGCTGGTCCGCGGGTGGCCTCGCGCTGGCGTCGGTCACGTCGGCGTTCGCGTCGAACGTCTACACCTTCGACGCCGCCGACCTCGCCAACGGCTCCGCGGCCACGATCACCGCCGCCTTCGGCTGCCTCGTCTACGACGACACGCTCACCACGCCGGTCGCTGACCAGGGCCTCTGCTTCAACTACTTCGGCGGCTCCCAGTCGGTGACCGCCGGGACGCTCACCATCCAGTGGAACGCGTCCGGGATCCTCTCGCTGACCCTCTGACCTGCACCAACCGAGTCCTGAGCCAGCGTCGAGAGGGGCGGTGAGAACAGCATGACCACGATCATCGGGACCCTTGTGGTCCGAGGCGCGAACCTCGTGCACACCTTCACCGTCCCCACCGGGGTCACCCCCGTGATGGCCGGCTTGTTCGCCTTCGGCACCGCCGACGGGGTGGACACCGCTTCGGCGCTGTCCGGCCCCGGTGGCTCGACGTTCGCCAAGCTCGACGAGCGCGCCGCGGGCAACTGCCGCGTCAGCGTGTTCACCGGCCACGGCCTCACCGCAGGCGACACCGTCACCGTCACGTTCACGACCAGCAAGCAGATCGCGCTCGGCCACTACTACCAGGACGTCTACACCTTCCGCGGCAGCTCGGTCGCGCCGGCCGTCCGCGGCGGCTCCAGCGCCGCGTCGACCACCGGATCCCTCACCCCGGCAGCCGGGCAGCTCGTCTCCGTCATCGGGGTGGAGCGCACCACCGCGACGCCGACCGTGGTCAACTCGATCACCTCGACGGGCAGCGAGACCGTCACGACGATCGACCATCAGGAGTCGGGGGCTACTGCCCCGGTCGTGTCGGTCACGTTCGCCTCGTTCACCGCGTCGGCCGCGGCCGCGCGTACTGCGACGATCACCTACGGGGACGCCAGCGCCAACGGCTACGCGGCGCTCGTCACGACCGACCCGTCGACGATGGCCGCAGCTCGCGCGGCTGGGACGGGCAGTGCGCACCAGCCGGCGGTCGCCACGACGGGCGGCGGCACCACCGCGGTGGCTGGATCCGCGTCGGGCACCGGCACGTCCGCCTCCCCCGCAGTCGCGCTGGCCGCCGCAGCCGGACACGCTGCCGGCACCGGCACAGCGGCTCAGACCTCCGTGCGCCTCGCCGCCACGGCGGGCCTCGCTACAGGTGCCGGCGCCGCTGCGACGACGTCCGTGACGCTGACAGCGGCGGCCAGGCGCGCCTCCGGCAGTGGGGCCGCGAGCCCGGCCTCGGTGGTCGCGGACGGCAGCGCCTCGGCCGGCCACGCCGCGGGCAGCGGCAGCGCACACCCGCCCGCCCTCACCACCTCCCTGATCGCGGCCGCCGCCCACGCGAGCGGCGCCGGCAGCGCGCACCAGGTCGCGGTGTCCGCCGTCGCCAGCGTCGGTGCACCGGCCGGCCACGCCGTGGGCACGGGCCAGGCCCACGCCGGCGCGGTCACCACCGCGGGCAGCGCACCGGCAGGAGCCGCCGCGGGCACCGCCGCCGCGCACCAGCCCGACATCCGCCTGTCCCTCGCAGCCACCCTCGCCACGGCGACCGGGTCTGCGCACGCGCCCGGGATCAGCATCGCCACGGCAGCCGCGCTCGCGCTCGGCACCGGCAGCGCCGTGGCGCCGGACGTCTCCACGAGCGGCACCGAGCGCACTGCAGTGGCAGCCCCGGCCGTCGGTATCGGGCAGGCGCACGAGCCCGCCGTGTTCCTCGACTCGACCCCGCAGCCCGAGCGCGGCTCCTGGTGGGGGCTGCTCGCCATCCTGCGCGTGGTGCACGCGGAGGCGGCCCCCCGCCCGCAGTCCTGCCCGAACGACGGCACCCCGTACGAGATCGGTGCGCGCGGCGAGCTGTTCTGCCCGTTCGACGGCTACCGGCCCGGCACCTCCGTCGGCGCCCCGCCGACCAACGGCGGCGACTGGGGCGGGCTTGCCGCGGTCCTCGACGAGGGCCGGGAGTACGCGGGCGCGGCCTCGCGCACCGCCGGCTACGAAGACCCGCGATGGGGGCCGTCGTGAATCTGCCCAGCTACGCCACCCGCGAGCAGGTCAAGGAGGCGCTCGACGTCGCCGAGACCGCCCGGGCCAACCGCCAGGTCGACCGGCTACTGGCCGCGGCCTCGCGCAGCATCGAGCGGCTGTGCCACCGGCACTTCTACCCGGCGGCCGGCACCCGCACCTTCTCGTGGCCGAACGAGCAGATGGGCGCCAGCTGGCGGCTGTGGCTCGGCCGCGACGAGGTCATCAGCGTCGACGCCATCACCTCCGGCGGGGCCGAGCTCACCGAGTTCTTCCTCGAGCCGCAGGCGTCGGGTCCGCCCTACAACCGGGTCGAGCTGGACCTTGCGGCCGCGGGCACCTTCGGCGGCGGGGCCAGCTACCAGCGCGCCATCGCCATCACGGGCACCTTCGGCTACACCGCCGACGAGCTGCTGGGCGGCAACCTCACCGCCGCCGTGAACGGCACCGAGGTGGAGCTCGACGTGTCCGACGGCGCCGCGGTCGGGGTGGGCGATCTCCTCCGGCTCGGCGGCGAGCGCATGGTCGTGACCGGCCGTTCCCAGCTCGCGACCGGGCAGCTCCTCGGCGTCGACCTGGTCGGCCAGGTCAACGCCCAGCTGGTCGAGGTCGACGACGGCACGGAGTTCACGATCGGGGAGCAGCTGCTCATCGACGCCGAGCGCATGGTCGTCGACGACATCGCCGCGGACCGGCTGATCGTCCGCCGAGCCCAGGACGGCTCGACCCTCGCGGCACACAACGCCGGCGCCACGATCTACGCGCCGCGCGGACTGACCGTGGTGCGCGGCGCGTGCGGCACGACCGCAGCGGCGCACGCCGACGGCGCCGAGCTCGCGGTGCACGCCCCTCCCGGCCCGGTCCGGACGCTCGCCATCGCCGAGACGCTCTGGGCCCTGCAGCAGGAGACCTCCGGCTACGCCCGGGTCATCGGCTCCGGCGAGGCCGCCCGCCAGGCGAGCGCCACGGGGATCAAGGGGCTGCGCGCCGAGGTCTACGCCGGCTACGGGCGCAAGGCCCGCAAGGGGGTGGTCTGAGGTGAACCGCGACAACGCCGAGCTGCTCGACGCGCTGCTCGACGCCTGGGCGCAGGAGCAGGCCGGCCGCCGCTGGACGGTCTGGCAGGGCCTGGCCGCCGCCCTCGTGGCCGGCCTCGCGTTCTACGGCGGGATCGGGCTGCTCCTGGTCGTGGCGTACTGGCTGGCCGGGGTGTGGCCCTGATGCCCGACGTCGAGGTCGACTTGGACGGCCCCCTGTTCTCGTCGCTGCAGCGCAACGCCGCGGTCGACGCCTTCATCGCCGAGGCCGCCGAGGACGTCACGAACCAGCTGTACGCGAACGTGATGACCAACCTGAACGAGTCGATCCAGCAGCCGACCCCGTACTACGAGACGCAGATCGACATCGACCGCAACGGCGACGGCGGCGGCCGGGTCCACGACAACGACATCGTGTACGGGCCGTGGCTGGAGGGCACCAGCGCGCGCAACCGGGCCCGGCCTGGGTTCCCCGGGTACCGGTCGTTCGGCCGCGCCTACGACGAGGTCAAGGGCCAGGTGCCGCGGATCGTCCAGGCCGCGCTCCAGCGCGCGATCCGCCGGCTCGGGGGTGGGTGATGGCGCTCGACACCGCGGCGCTGCTGTCCGCCGTCCAGTCCCACGCCTCGTCGCTCGGGGAGTTCGACCGGGTGTCCGGGCACGAGCCGAAGAACCCGCCCGGCCACGGCGTCACCTGCGCGGTGATGCTCCGCCGGATCCGGCCCTTCCCGCAGGGCTCCGGCCTCGCCGCCACCTCCGCGCTCGTGACCCTCGTCGTGCGGCTGTACAAGCCGGTGGCGGGCGCACCGGCCGACGAGGTGGAGACGACCCTCGCCCGCGCCGTCGACGCGCTCGTCGCCGCGTACAGCGGCGACTTCACCCTCGGCGGGATCGCCTGCCAGGTTGACCTCCTCGGCCGCGGCGGGACCGCGCTCGCGGCCGACCTCGGGTGGATCCAGCAGGACGGGTCGGCGCTGCGCACCGCGGACATCACCCTGCCGATCATCCTGAACGACGTCTGGGTGCAGGCGCCGTGACCGCGGCCGCGGCCGTGGCAGCCGCCGACCCCACCGGGGCGCTCATCCAGTACGGCGCGCTCGGGATCCTCGCCGCGCTCGGCGTCCTCGCCGTCCGCGTGCTCTTCACCCAGCTCAACGCGAACGCGACCCGCGAGCAGGCCCGCGCGGACCGGCTGGAGGAGGAGCTGCGGAAGGCCAACGCCGACCTGCAGGACAAGGTGCTGCCCGTCCTGGCCGCCGCCCAGCAGGTCATGACCTCGGCGATGGACGTCATCCGCGACGAGAGGCGCTCGGGATGAGCAGCAGCGAGACCACCGACCTGGTGATCGCCGACCGCGAGCGCCTCCGAGGGCAGCTCGTCGACGTGGTCGACCGCCTGGACCACTTCACCGCGGAGCTGCTCGCCGAGGTGGCCGCGCACCGCACCCCACCCAGCACGGAGGACGACCCCAGTGAGTGACCTCGCCCGCAGCGCCGACGACCTCCGCGACGAGGTGAAGCAGCTCCGCCTCGCCGTCGTGCAGCTCGGCGCGCGCACCGCCCGCGCCGAGAAGGTGTCCATCCGCGCCGCGACCGCCGCCGCGGTGCTGCTGCTGCTCGTCGGCCTCATCGGCTGGGTCGTGTGGCAGCAGCGCCAGACCGCCGACGCGCTGGAGAGCCTGACCCAGCGCTCGCTCTGTCCCGTGTTCGCGCTGGTGGTGGGCGGCTACGACCCCTCCACCCGGCCCGAGGGCCCGGCCCGGGAGCAGTACCAGCGCACGTTCGAGGTCATGCGCCAGGCCTACGGCGAGCTGCGGTGCGCCTCCCCGCTCGTCCCCCCGCGAGAGGACTCCTGATCATGACCAAGCAGAGCGGCCTCGGGGACCGGCTGTTCGTCGCCGGCTACGACCTGTCCGGCGACATCGGCGCCCTCGGCAACATCGGCGGCGGCCCCGCCGCCATGGACGTCACCGGCATCGACAAGAGCGGGCACGAGCGCCTCGGCGGCCTCATCGACGGCCGGTTCGAGTACAGCGCCTGGTTCAACCCCGGCACCGACCGCGCGCACGACCGGCTCTCCAGCCTGCCGACCGGCAGCCAGGTGCTCACCTACTGCCGCGGCACCGCGCTCGGCGGGCCGGCCGCCGGGCTCGTGGGCAAGCAGGTCGACTACGCCGGCAAGCGCGGGAACGACGGCGCCCTGTCGTTCGAGGTGTCCATGCAGGTCGCCGACGGGTACGCCGTCGAGTGGGGTGAGCAGGCCACCCCCGGGATCCGCACCGACACGACCGCCACGGCTGGCGGCACCGTCGACGGCGGCGCGGCGACGGCGTTCGGGCTGGTCGCCTACCTCCACGTGTTCGCGCTGACCGGGACCAGCGTCACCGTCGCGGTCGAGGACTCCGCGAACGGCTCCACCTGGGCCGCGCTCGCCGGGGCCGCGTTCACCCCGGCCGCCGGCATCACGAGCCAGCGGATCGCGACCGCCCGCGACGCCGCGGTGCGCCGCTACCTGCGGGTCGTCACCACCGGCACCTTCACCAACGCCCAGTTCCACGTCCTGCTCGTGCGCGGTGCGGCGTGATGCGCCCGCGGCTGCGGCCGGACCAGATGCTGACGTACGCCATCCAGCGCCCGGCCGCCACGCACTGGCGCCCGGCGAGCTGCGCCGAGGTCGCCTGCCCGGCGCACCTGCAGGGCTGGCGCACCCGCGTCGAGGGCCTCACCCCCGAGCTGGCGCACGCCGCCCGCACCTCGGGCCGCCGCTACGTCGAGCAGCAGCTGGCGCCCGGCGAGACGTGGCTGGTGTTCGAGCCCGGCCAGGCGTGCTTCGCCGCCGCCACCCACCGCGTCGAGGTCGGCCGGGCCCCGCTGTACGTCGTGCGCGGCGGCGACGCCCGCGGGAACCCGCTGCGCCACCGCGTCGTGCACGCCTCCCCGGACGCGTGGGTCGACGACTTCGCGACCAACCAGGACCGCCTCAACACCGCAGCTCAGCGGGGATAGGACCAGATCATGGCGAAGGAGACCGGCCTCGGCTGGACCACGCTGACCGTCGACGACGCGTCGGGCAGCCCGCAGGCCATCAAGAACGACGTGACCGACTTCGAGTTCGCCACCCCGCGCGGGGTGCAGGACGTCACCGGGGTGGACAAGTCGGCGTACGAGCGGCTGCTGCTGCTCGCCGACTTCAGCATCACGCTGAACGGGGTGTTCAACGACGCCGCCGGTGCGTCGCACGCGGTGCTGAAGACGGTGCCCTCGACGCAGGTCGCCCGCACGGTGTCGCTCGGCGTGTCCGGGCAGACCCTGGTGAACGAGTGCCTGTTCACCGACTACCAGCTGAAGCGCGGCAACGACGGCGCCCTGACCTGGACGGCCCCCGGCGTGCTCGCCGACGGCACCGTCCCGACCTGGAGCTGACCGTGGGGTTCACGCCGCGGGGCAAGGTGTACGTCCTCGACTTCACCGGCGACGCCGAGCTGGACGGGCTCACCGTCCGGGCCCGCTCGGCGCCCATCGGGATGGTCCTGGACATGGGCGAGCTGGCCGCCGCGATCGACGACAACCCCGCCGGCCAGGCCGGGGTGCTCGCGCAGATGGCGAAGATGCGGCCGGTGCTGGAGAAGTTCGCCGACGTCCTCCTGTCCTGGGACCTGGAGGTCAAGCCCGGCGAGCCGACCCCAGCCAACCTCGACGGGCTGCTGCAGGTCGACACCGGGCAGGTCATGCGGATCCTCACCGCCTGGCAGAAGGCGGTGTCCGACGTCCCGGCCCCTTTGCCGGAGCCATCGAGCGGTGGAGGGCCGTCCCTGGAGGGATCGCTGCCGATGGAACCCCTGTCGGCAAGCCCGGCGGCCTAGCACACGCCGAGCTGCTGTGCCGGATCGCGGAGCGGTTCGGCAAGTGGCCGCACGAGGTGCTCGACCAGCCGGCCGAGCTACTGCAGCTGATCAACATCGAGGCGCTGGGGAAGGAGGCCGAGGGTGAGCTCACCGGGCGGTAACGACGTCGAGATCCGCGTGATCGTGCGGGACCTCGCCTCCCGCACGATGTCCGGCATCGCGGCCGGGGCGCGCGGCATGGGCTCGGCGGCCGGGTCGGCGGCCGGGCCCCTCGGCTCGGTGGTGAAGGGGCTGGCCGGGATCTCCGCCGCGTCGGGCGCGGTCAGCACCATCGGCGGGCTGGGCACCGCGCTCGCCACGGCGGCGCCCGCCGCGCTGATCCTGCCCGGGGCGCTGCTCGCCGGGGCCGCCGCGATGCAGACCTTCAAGCTCGCCACCGACGGGTTCGGCGAGGCGATCGCGGCGGCCGACCCGGCCGCGTTCGCCGAGGCCACGAAGGACATGGCCCCGGCCGCCGTCGAGGCAGCCTCCGCGGTGCGCGACCTGAGGCCGGCCTTCGACGACCTGCGGCGCTCGGTCCAGGGCGAGTTCTTCCGCGGGTTCGCCACCCAGATCGAGCGCACCGGCACCGTGCTCATGCCCATCCTGCAGACGGGGCTGTCCGGGATCGCCGGCGCCATGGGCGAGATGGGCCGCCAGGCCGTCGAGGCGATGCGCAACCCGTTCTTCCAGGACGACCTCACCGCCATCCTGGAGAACACACGCGGGGCGTTCGTCGGCATGGAGGGCTCGGTCGCCGACCTCGTGTCCGGGTTCGTCGGGCTCGGCGGCGTCGGCTCGACCTACCTGCCCGCGCTGGGCGAGGCGATCGGCGACGTCGCGCGGCGGTTCCGGGAGTGGGTGGACTCCGGCGTCGAGGACGGCTCGATCCAGGAGATGATCGACCGGGCGCTCGTCGCGCTGCGCCAGCTCGGCGAGGTCGCCGCGAACGTCGGCGGCATCCTCTCCGCCGTGTTCCGCGGCCTGGCCGGCGGCGAGGACTTCAGCGTGTTCCTCGACGGCCTGGTCGAGCTGTCCGCCGCGCTGCGCGAGGCCCTGAACACCGAGGAGGCGCAGGCCGCGCTCGGCGCCCTGGGCGAGGCGATGCGCGCGGTGTCCGGCGCCATGGGTGAGGTCCTGATCGCGGCCCTGACCGCGGTGTTCCCCCTGATCAGCGCGCTCGCGCCGGTCGTCGTCGCCCTGGCCGAGGCCTTCCAGGCCAGCCTCGTCGACTCCGGCCTGATCGCCACCGTCGGGACCCTGCTCACCAGCCTGGTCACCGCGCTCGTCGACTCCGGCCTGCTCGACGCCTTCGTCCAGCTGGCCGGCGTCGTCGGCGGCGCGCTCGCGACCGCGCTCATCGCGCTGTCCCCCGTGCTCGTCGAGATCGCCACGGCCTTCGGGGAGTTCCTCACCGGGGCGATCACCCAGCTCGTCGACTCCGGCCTGCTCGACCGGCTCGTCGCCGTCATCACCCGGGTCCTGCTGGCCGTGCTGCCGCTGATCCCGCAGATCCTCGAACTCGCGCTGGCCGCGTTCCCGCTGTTCGTTGCCGGGGCCGAGGCGGCGCTGCCGGTGCTGGAGTTCCTGGCGGGGGCGATCGAGGGTTGCACGCCGATCGTCCAGGGCTTGATCGACATCCTGTCGCTGGCCGCGGCCGCGCTGACCGGCGACTTCGACACCATGAAGGAGAAGACCGAGGGCTTCCGCACGAGCATCCGGGACAAGCTCGACGGGGTCGCTGGGTTCTTCCGCGACCTGCCGGGGAAGATCCGCGGCTTCCTGGCCGGGCTGCCCGGCATCCTCGCCGACTCCGGCCGCCGCATGATCGACTCCTTCGCCGACGGGATCCGGCGCGCCTTCAACGGCGCCGTCGCCGCCGTGCAGGTCGGCCTCGGCGCGGTCCGCCGCCTGTTCCCGTTCAGCCCGGCGAAGGAGGGGCCGTTCTCCGGGTCCGGGTACGTCGACCGCTCCGGCGAGGCCCTGGTCGGCGACTTCGCCGCGGCGATCCGCGCCGGGCTGCCCGACGTGGTCGGCGCCGCCCGGGACGTCCTCGGCGGCGCGCAGGTCGCCCTCGGCGTGTCCCTGCCGGCCGTCGCGCTGCCCGGCGGCCCCGGTGTGCCTCAGCAGGCCGCTCCCCCCGCGAGCAGCGCCGCGGGCGGCGGCGTGCTGCGGGTCGAGCTCGTCGTGGGCGGCGGCGCGTCCGGCGCGTTCGCCGACCTCCTCATGCGGATGCAGCGCTCCGGCGAGCTTCAGCTCCAGGTCGCGAGCGCCTGATGGCGCCCACCGTCGCCGACCGGCTCGCGTCCAGTGCTCTCGCCTCGTCGAGCACGCACGCCATCACGATGCCCGCCGGGGCCACCACAGCCCGCGGTGTCCTGGTCGTCACCACGTGGGACTCCGCGCCGACTGCGTCTACCGCCTCGGCCGGCTGGTCGAAGATCGCGGAGGCGAGTGCCGGCCCGGTTGGTGGCGCGCTGTTCTACAAGCGCCCCGGCGTCACCCTCACCGCGCTGACCGTCGACCTGTCGTTCGCCGAGGAGGGCACGTACGTCGTCCTCGCCGTCGACGCCGCTGCGGCCGCGGAGGACGTCTACGCGGCCAGCGGGGCCGGGACCTCGGCGAACCCCGACCCGCCATCGCTCACCCCGCCCGGCGGGTCCCGCGACTACCTGTGGATCACCGCCTACGGGCGCGAGGCCGCCTCGTCCGCGTCCGCCGCGCCGTCCGGGTACGCGAACCTGACGACGGCCGCGGGCGGCCCTTCGGGCGCGGGCACGCAGACCGCGGAGCGCACTGTCACCGCGGCGACCGAGGACCCTGGCGCGTGGACAGCGACCGCCGAGGACCACGTCGTCTGGACGATCGCTGTACCGCCCGCCGCCGGCGCCACCACCGCCCCAGCCGGCCACGCCTCCGGGACGGGCACCGCCGCCGCCGCCACGGCCGCCGTCCGGCCCGCGGCCGGGCACGCATCGGGCACCGGCACCGCCTCCCAGCCCGCCGTGTCCACGACCGGCGCCACAACCGCCCCAGCAGGGCACGCCGCAGGTACCGGCACCGCCCGCGCGCCTGCCGCGTCCGTCCGGCCCGTCGCCGGCCAGGCCACCGGCACCGGGACCGCGCACCAGCCCACGGTCACCACCCTCGCCATCACCACTGCCCCGGCCGGGCACGCGTCCGGCACCGGGATCGCGCACCAGCCCGTCGGCGCCGCCACCGCGACCAGGGCGAGCGCCGGCCACGCGTCCGGCACCGGCCTCGCGCGCCAGCCCACCGTGCAGGTCCCCCTCGGGACCGGGGTCGTGCTGCTGCCCGACCACCTCGCGCAGGGCCGGCTGTCCGTGGAGATCGCGTGGGGCGCCGACCTCGCCGCTGACCCCGACACCTGGACGTGGACCGACATCGCCTCCGACGTCCGCTACGACGACCGGATCACCATCACCATCGGCCGCAGCGACGAGGCCGCCGCCCCGCAGCCCGCCACCTGCAACCTCACCCTCGACAACCGGGCCGGCCTCTACAGCCTCGGCGGGCAGAGCCCGAACTGGCCCAACGTGCGCCGCAACACGCCCGTCCGGGTCCGCGTCAGCCTCGACAACGGCACCAGCTGGAGCACCCGCTTCCAGGGGTACGCCGTCGGGTTCACCCCGCAGTGGGACTCCACCGGCCGCGACGCGACCGTGGCCCTGGAGGCGGCCGGGGTGACGCGCCGGCTGAAGCAGGGCAACGCGCCCGTCCTGTCGACGCTGCGCCGCTCCGTGCTCGCCTCGGCCGCGGCAGGGGTCGGGGTCCGCGCGTACTGGCCGTGCGAGGACCCGCCCGGGTCGACGAGCATCGCGCCCGGCCTGCCCGGCGTGGGCGCGATGACCATCACCGGTGACGCCGAGTTCCCGTACCCGAAGTGGGCGGCCAACAGCGACGACTTCCTCTGCTCGCGCCCGCTGCCCGAGGTGAACGGCACCGTGTGGCGCGGTGTCGTCCCCGACCACGCGGCCACCGGCCAGGTGCAGGTCCGGATGCTGCTCGGCATCCCCGCCGCCGGCGCCGCCACCACCGAGGAGACCCTGTTCTCGGTCTACACGACGGGCACCCTCGCCCGCTGGGACGTCCGCTACCAGGTCGGCGGCGCGCTCGACCTGGAGGCCTACGACACCGCCGGGGCGCTCGCGTTCTCCGCCAACGGCGCGTTCAACAGCGACAACACCCGCCGCCGGATCTCCCTGCAGCTCTCGCAGGACGGCGCCGACGTCGACTACACGCTGCGCGTCGTCCCCGTCGAGGCGTTCTCCGGCGGCGGCGGCCTGATCTCGGGGACCGTCGCCAGCGACACCATCGGCCGCGCCACCGCCGTCGCGATCAACCCCGGCGGGCTGATCACCGACACCGTCATCGGGCACATCACCGTCGAGGACGCCATCACCAGCGCGGTGACCGACCAGCCCGCGTTCAACGCCCGCCTCGGGGAGAGCAACGGCCCCCGCCTCCAGCGGCTGTGCGACGAGGCCGGGATCGAGCTGGAGATCATCGGCACCGGCGGCCAGCCCATGGCCGCGCAGCCCGTCGACCAGCTCCTGCCCCTGATCCGCGAGGTCGACACCGCCGACGGCGGCGTCATCCACGACGGCCTGTCGGCCGGGCTCACCTACGTCACGTTCATCGCCCGCTCCTCCGAGGCCCCGGCCCTGACCCTCGACGTGGCCCAGCTCGCCCGCGCGCTGGAGCCGGTCCTCGACGACCAGGGCGTGCGGAACCGCGTGACCACCACCAGCCGCCGCGGCGGGGAGTTCACCGCCGAGGACACCGACGGGCCCATGGGCACGGCAGCCATCGGCGTCTACGACACCAGCCTCGACGTGTCCGGGTTCTACTCCACTGGGGTGTCGAACATCGCCGGGATCCGGCTCGCCCGCGGCACTGTCGAGGGCTACCGCCACCCCCGCCTGCAGCTGGACCTCGCCCGCAACCCCGACCTCGCCGACGACTGGCTGACGATCACCCTCGCCTCCCGGATCGACGTCACCGGCATCGACACCGTCCGCACCCAGCACCCCGCCGGCACCGTCTCCCAGATCGTGGAGGGCTGGACAGAGCGGCTCGACCAGCTGCGCTGGGACGTCGTCGCGAACTGCGCCCCGTACGAGCCGTGGCGGGTAGGGATCGTCGCCGAACCGACCGGCGACATCGGGGAGTTCGTGCTCCGGGCCGCGGACAGCGGCACGTCGACGATCGCCAGCCCGGCCGCCGCCGGCGCGACTTCGCTGTCGGTCGCCACCCCGGCCGGGGATCCGCTGTGGTCCACCGTCGCTGACGACTACCCGCTGCAGGTCGAGGTCGGGGGCGTCGTCGTCCAGGTCACCGCCTGCTCCGGGGCATCGAGCCCGCAGACCTTCACCGTGGCGGCCACCCCGAAGGCCCTCACGACGGGCCTCGTCGTCGCCGTGTACCGGCCCAACCTGACCGATCTCTACGTGACGTCGATCTGAGAGGGATCCGGTGCCCAGCTTCCCCGCAGGCTTCTCCGTCTCCGCGTTCACCGCGCGCCGCGCGCTGCCTATCACCACGCTGGTCCGCTCCGACGTGTCCGTGGTCAGCCTCGACGTCGTCGTCGACGCCCCCGGGCTGGCCGTCCCCCTGGCCGAGTTCGGCAACTACGCGATCGACGGCTACATCGCCTACACCTCGGCGAGCGGAGCCTCCGACCTGCGCCTCGGCCTGTCCGTGCCCCTGTACTCGACCGGGCACTGGGCCGGGGTGGCGCTCACCGACTCCACCAGCGGCGGGGTCGGCGATGTCGAGTGGCTGCGCCGCGAGCTCGTCGGCGGGTCCCTGTCGCAGGCGGGCTGCGCTGGCGGCACCGCGGCCGCGGTGCCCATCCACGCGTTCGTCGCCACGTCCACCTTCGGCGGGCCGCTGCAGATCCAGTTCGCCCAGCTCGTCCCGTCCACGTCGCCCCTGACCATCGCCGCCGGGTCCTGGCTGCGCGCCACCCTGATCACCTAGGAGCACCTCGTGACGACGCCGTTCCTGGCCGGGCAGAAGCTGCGGGCCGCCGACCTCAACGACCTGTTCCCGGTGCTGTGCCGCGCCACGGCCGACACGTCCCGGACCTCGAGCACGACGCTGCTCAACGCGACCGGCCTGGCGGCGACGCTGGAGGCGAACACCGCGTACCTGATCGACGGCTACCTCGCCTACGACGCCGGGGAGACCGGCGACCTCCGGGCGGCGTTCAGCATCCCGGCCGGCGCGTCGGGGCACTGGTCGATGCTCGGGATCGGCACGGGCACGACCGGCAGCATCGGCGACACTTCGGCGGTGCGGGCCAGCGCGCTCACCACGGCCATCGCGGTCGGCGGGTCGGCCGCGTTCTCGTCCGCGCTGGTCGCGCTGCCCCGCGGGTACGTGCTGCTCGGCGGCACGGCGGGCGCGGTGCAGCTGCAGTTCGCGCAGAACACCAGCAGCGGGACGCCGACCACGATCAGAGCCGGGTCGTGGCTGCGGTTCACGAAGGTGCTCGCGTGAGCGCCGCGACCAGCCTCGACGCCTGGGGCATCCGCCGCGCCGACGAGGTCGTCGAGCTGGCCGCCGCCGCGGGGCTGCCCCTCGCGGTCGCCGCGACCCTGCTGGAGAAGGAGTCCGGAGGCGGCCGCAACGTGTGGGGCGCCGACGCCGTGCGCGGCAAGGGCGTGCTGTACCGGCCCGGCGCCGAGGTGACCCGCGCCGACTACGAGCGCTACCGCACCGAGCTGCTCGCCGGCCGCGCCGGCCAGCAGGGCGTCGGCCCCACGCAGCTCACGAGCCGCGACTACCAGGCCGAGGCCGATCGGCTCGGCGGCTGCTGGGACTGGACGGCCAACGTCACCGTCGGGTTCTCGATCCTAGCCGGGCACATCGCCCGGTACGGCGTGCGCGGCGGGTTCGTCGCCTACAACGGCGGCCCCGGCGGGCTGTCCCGCGGACCGACCCATCCCGCGCAACTCTACGGCGACGACGCCGTGCGCAAGATCGCGCGCTGGAGCGACCGCCTCGGTGCGCCCACCCCGAGCCCGACCCCCCGGCCGCCGGCCGCCGCACCCCTGGAGGACGACGACATGCCCACTGCCGCCGAGATCGCCGAGGCCGTCTGGGGCCACGCGGTCACCAACAGCTGGGGCGGGCGGGTCGCGGCCGTGCAGATCCTCGCCGCCACCGAGGGCCGGACCGCCGGCGTGCATGACCAGGTCGCCGCTCTCACCGCCGAGGGCGCCCTGGCCCGTCGCGTCGACGTCGGCTACGCCCGCGACCAGATCCTCGCCGCCCTCGGCGCGCCCGAGCTGCTGCCCGCCGACATCGCGGCCGGCGGCACGGTGCTGGCCCGGCTCGACGAGCTCGCCGCCGCGCTGCGCCAGGCCGCAGTCGCCTCGGGCGCGGACCCGCGCGCGCTCGCGGCCGTGGTCGCCGACGAGCTGGCCGCCCGGCTCCGCGCACCCCTCTGACCCCCAGCCGCGCAGCTGGCCCGCTCCCCCACCTTGGAGGTACCGCACGCCATGACCGCCCCCATCACGTCCCGCACCCTGATCCTGGGGCGGGAGCCCGCGATGCTCGCCGAGGTCGTCGCCTCGGCGCTCGTCGTCGCGCACCTGTTTCTGCTGCCCGGCCTGAACGAGCCGGTGCAGGCCGCCATCAACGCGTTCCTGCTCGCCGCGGCGTCGGTCTACACCGCCGTCAAGGTGCGCTCCGACGCGCTGCTGCCGCTGCTCACCGGCGCCTTCAAGGCCGGCGTCGCGCTGCTGGTCACCTTCGGGGTCCCGCTCGACACCCCGCAGCAGGCAGCGCTGCTCACCACCCTGTCGCTGGTGACCGGCCTGTTCGTCCGCTCCCAGGTCCTCGCCCCCATCACCGTCGACGGCGAGGTGCTCTACACCCGCTGACCTTTCCTGCTCCCACCACCCGACCACCTGGAGACCCCGTGAAGATCACCGCCAAGGTCAAGTGCAACTCCCGCGTCCAGCTCGACGCTGACCAGGACCTCGTCAACTTCGGCGCCGATTACTACGGCGAGGCAGCGGAGGTGAACGCCGAGTGGTCCCGCTACACCCCGGCCGTCGCGCTGCAGATGAACGTCAAGCGGTCCGTGCGGTTCGAGCCGGGCCAGAGCTACACGCTGACGTTCGACGACGGGGCGTGAGGTAGCCAACCGCCCGCAGAACGGCAGCAGCCCGGCCCTCAGATCCACGGAGAGGGCCGGGCTGCTGCATGTCGGGGTGGTGTGGGCTACCCGCCGAGGGTCGGGTCCTCGGGGAACGGCGGCAGCTCGAACGACGGCGGGGGCGTCGCACCCCCGAGGCCCCCGAGCCCGGCCCCGAGCTGCTCCCACGCCGCGGCCAGCGCCTGCAGCTGGAGGTACCCGTAGACGACGAGCACGAGGAACGTCAGCGCGGCGAGCGAGCACAGCACGTAGGTGGTGGCGCGGAGCCACATCATCGAGGCTGACTCGCGCGCGACGACGAGCTGCCTGCGCGGCGCCGGCGGCGCGCCGTAGGTGGTGTCCGGGGAACGGCGCTGCGGAGGAGCGGAGTAGGTCACCTCCGACCGTCGGCCCGGCGCTCGGCCGCGTTACTGACGCCGGAACAGGCCCCACCGGTAGCGCTCGCCGCGGCCGCCGCACGCGTCGCAGTCCCGGTACGCCCGGCCGATCGGGGCGCCGAGCCGGCCGGTGCCGCCGCACGCCCAGCACTTCCGCAGCGGCCACATCGCGACGTGCAGCAGGTACAGCCCGGGCGGCACGACCCACCACATCCACGGCTCGATCACCGGGCCACCTCCGTGTTGTCGAACCCCGCGGACGTTGTCGCTCGACAACACGCCCGACAACGCCCTGACCTGCACATGCGCTTCACTCCTCGTCGCTGTTGTCGAGATCGAGCACCGCGTCCGCGCCGCGTTCCTGCAGGTCGACCAGCCGGACGCCGGCCGTCACGCGCTCGGCAACACGGACCTGCCGGACGGCGACGCCGCGGTTGCGCAGCCGCTTCCCCAGCTCGGCCGCGTCGAGCCCCGCGTAGTCGGGCTTCGCGTCGGCGAGCCACCCGGCCAGCTCGCTGAGGTGCGCACGGTCGCGGTCCCACTGGATCAGCACGCGAGTGCAGTCGACCACCTCGTCGAGCACCACGATGGCGTCGACGACGTCGTCCGACGCGGGCAGACGACCGGCCGCCTTGCGCAGCGCGTACGCCTTGGCGGCCAGCTCGTCGGCGAGGTCGAGGTCGATCATCGGCGACCAGGTGCGCGCGACCATCGTGTCGGCCGACTCGCCGCCTCGGACCCAGGCGATGCCGCGGTCCTGCAGCGTGAACATGGTCGCGTCGACGCCGTTCTTCCTGGCGCTCGTGCCGAGGATCTGGTCGTTGTGCACCTGCTCCAGCACCCGGAACGCCACGCGGATCCCGCAGTTGCCCATGATCGCCGAGGGGAGCACGGAGGCGTCGGGCTTCTGCGAGACGAACACCAGGCTGATGCCGGCCGCGCGGGCGAGGCGGGCCAGCTTGGTCAGCAGCGCGACGAACTCGTCGCGGATCTTCTTCTCGGTCTTGTTCCCCTTGATGCCGTACTCCGTGTACTCCTGCACCTCGTCGAACAGCACGACGATCGGCGCGAGCTGGTCGGGGTACTTCGCCGCGAGCTCGCGGGTCACCTTCGACTGGCGGTTCTCCTCGCGCGGCAGCGACGCCAGGAACCGGGCGCGGCGCTCCCGCTCGGCGACCAGCCAGCGCAGGCAGGCGAGCTGCTCCTGCACGTCCTCCGGCTCGGCGCCCTCGAAGAAGCCGACGCACAGCTCGCGGATCGGGTTGAGGTCCCCGGAGCGCTTGCCGTCGAACACGATGATGTCGGTGTCCAGCGCGAACCCCAGCGCGACGCCGAACTGGCGGAGCCCGACCGACTTGCCCGAGCCGGACGCTCCGCCCATCGCCATGTGCGTGCCGGCCAGGACGAGGTCGACCCAGCGCAGCTGCTCGTCGGTGAACATCGGGAAGGCGTCGAAGTAGGACAGCGGCTTGCCGACCGCGACCGGCCACTCGGGCTGCCGCGCCCTGTTCATCGGCTTGTGCGACAGGAACAGGCGCAGGTAGCCGGGGTGCCGCTCGGGGTTGCCGGACGGCCACACCGTCGACAGGTCGCGGCGCAGCGCGGCGGCGAGCGGGGGGCGCTGCTTCACCACCATGTCGACGGTCACGCCAGGCGGCAGCTCCAGCTCGACGATGTAGCCGTGCGTCGAGCTGGCGACGCCAGGCGCGATGACCCGGGTCTCGTCGTGCACGCGGTCGGCCTGCTGCAGGGTCATGCCGGGGATCCCGGCGCGGCACAGCGCGTCGACCACCATCGTCGCGGTCGGCTTCGCCGGGAGGTCCCCCTCGGTGTGCTCGCGCATCGGCAGGGTGACAAGCGGGCGCTCCAGCTGGCGGCCGTGCCAGCCGCACACCACCACCGCCAGCGCGAGGCCCAGCGTCACCAGCCAGCCTGGAGGGTGCGGCACCCGGGCCGCCAGGTCGGGCGTCACCCACCACGCCCCGTACGCCGCGGCCGGCGGCAGCAGGATCTCCCACCACTCCTTCCGCGGGAGCACCTTCACGGCGAGCACCAGCGCCCCGCCAGCGGCCAGCCAGGCCAGCACCTGCGGCGCCAGCCACGCCAGCAGCAGCACCAGCCCGGGCGCCACCAGCAGCGCGGAGCCGAGCGCGCGGGCCCGTAGGTTCGCCGCGCGCTCCTTCGACGCGCGGACGTACTCCGGGGTCTCGTGCGTCCCGACGTGGTGGCTGCGCAGCTCGCTGGTCTCGACATCCCGCAGGTAGCGGGCCCACGCCGTCAGCAGCCGCCAGGCCCCGCGGGGGGTGTACACCAGGAGCCACCAGGCCGTGCCGGGGAGCTGGCGCGCCACCCGCCACGCCGTCCACGCCCGCCTGCGACTGGTGGCGACGACCGCGACCCGGCGCGCGACGAGGTGCTGCCGGACCCGCTCCTGCACCGGCTGCTGCACCGGCACGAGGTCGGTCTGCGGGCGCTTCTCCAGCGTCACGGGCCCGCCACCTGGTGGCCGTTGGCGGTGCTGGTGACGAGCAGCTTCCGCGTCTCGACGAGCTGGCGGGCCTCGTAGTCGCTGATGCCCAGCTCGCGGCTCAGCGTCGGCCGGCCGACGCCCTCGTCGAGCAGCCGGTCGCGCTTCTCCTCCCAGCTCTCCACGTCCAGCGGCGCGGGCGCCAGCTCCTCCACCTCGGGCTGGCGCGGCGGCGGGGCGGGCTCGTCCGCGGCAGCGTCCGGCTCCTCGGCCGGGTCGTCGGTGGGCGCGCGGCCGTGGCCGGTCACCAGCTCCCACACCAACGCGAAGGCGACGGCGGGCCAGGCCGCCACCACGTACGCCAGCACGTCCTCTCGACCGTGCACCCACGGCGCGGCGAGATTGCCCGCCAGCGTCGCCGCCAGCGCCAGCCCGAGCGCGGTCCAGGCCAGCCCCCCGACGGGCACGCCCTCGCGGCGGCGGCGGCGCATCCGCAGCCACGCCGCGGCGAACAGCCCGTCGACGAGCAGCGGGCCGACGTCGGCCCACGGCGACCCGGACGCGGTCCACACGTCGCGGAGGTGGGTGTACGAGACCAGCGCGGCGATGCCCAGGACGGCGACGAGCACCAGCCGCTCGGCGCCGGCGGCGACGTCGAGCTGGCGGAGCCGAGTGAGCAGCGCCTTCACGACGGTCCTCGCCTGGACGGCCAGCTGGCCAGGCCGCGCCGGTCGGGCCAGATCCGGCGGGACGCCGCCTCGGCAGCCAGCAGGGCGGCGACGACCACGACGAACAGGACCAGGGCCATCACCCCGATCGAAACCAGGTCGGCGAACCTCACAGCCGTCTCCTCTCGATGAGTCGTGCCGCGTCGCGGCGGATGGGGCCGGCGGACCGGCTGACGATGCGGGCGGCGTCCCGCTCGGCGGCGCGCCGCATCCGGCCGCGCTCGGCCGACGGCACGGTGCGCAGCTCGCGGCGGATCAGGTCGTCGTCGGCGCTCGCCCCGCGCGAGGTGCCCGCGGCGATGCGCCCGGCCGCCCAGAAGGTGATGGCCGCCTGGCTGGACTGCGTCGGCAGCGTCGCCCGCACGAGCCCGCTCCGGCCGTCGGCCGACACGGTGGCCGAGCGGACCCGGCCGCCCAGGGCGCGCGCCGCGACGGCGTGGCCGGCCTCGTGGGTCGCGACCTCCTGCAGGGCGCCGGACCCGTGTGCGTGGCCGCGGACGGCGACCGAGCGGCCCGCGGTGGAGCGTCCGCCGAGCGCCCACACGGCGACGGCGGCCAGGAGGACGAGCAGCAGCGCCGGGCCGAGCCCGTCGAGGGCGCCGCGCTGGACCGCCAGCAGCAGGCCCAGCGCGGCAGCGGCGAGCAGCGCCTTCACCCGCCGCTCCTGCCGTTGGCGGCGCGCTGCTGCTCCATCGCCTCCAGTGCGACGCGGCTCCGCTCCAGCGACGCGGCTCCGCTCCAGCGCCGCGTTCCGCTCGGCAGGGGTCCTGGCGTGGTCCACCGCGGCGGACGCGGCGTCGAAGTCGTCCCGGTGCTCGACGAACCGGTCGTGCCCACGCAGCCAGCCCATCACCGGCCGCCCTTCTGCGCCTCGTCGTCGAGCCGCGCCTTCTCGGCGGCGGAGACGGCGTTGCCGTCCTGGTCGATCCACCCGCGGTAGCCGGACTCGCGCAGGTCGAAGAACCGGGCGTCCTTCTCGGTCTCGGGCTGCTTGTCCCACCGGCGACTCGTCATCGGTGCTCCCTCGTGCTCGCGGCGCGCGTCTGCTCGTCGAGCCGGGCCTCCGCCGCCTTCAGCTCGGCGTGGATGCGGGCCGTGGCCTCGGCGCGGGTCTCGGCGGGCTGCTCGGTGCCGGGCATCAGCGGCCACCTCGCTGCACGTGGTCGCGGGGGTCGACGCCGAGGTGGTCGGGGTCGCTGGGCCTGGGCGGCAGCGACGGCCGGCCGGGCGGGTGCTGTCCCGGCTCGGCCTCGGTGCTGCGCCTGCGGCTGTCCGGCTGGTGGTCGCGGCGGGCCATCAGCGGGCCTCGTTCGGGCAGGTGTTCCGGGCGACGACCGCGGCGGGGATCGTCGCGCAGACCCCGCAGCGCGGGGCGGGGGCCGGCGTCGGCTGCTCGGCGCTGGTCTCGGTGGGCTGGTCGGTGCTGCTGGGCATCGGGAGCTCCTCGGTGTTGGTGTACTTGAAACCTAGCAAGTTGCTTGCTAAGTTTCAAGCGGCCCCGATGCCCTACGATCCGCCGCGTGGCGGACCTGACCCCCGAGGTGATGAATGCACTGGTCCGTCTCATGAAGGGCGAGCTCGACTACGACGACCTGACCGACGAGCAGCTGCTCGACCTGGCGTCGGCTAGCCGACGCGGTCAGCTGACGCTGCACGAGATCGTCGTGGAGCTGAGGAAGCGCGGCTGGCTGTTCGCCGACATCGGCGAGCGCCTCGGCGTCACGGAGTCCGCCGCATCGCGCTGGGTCGAACCGCCGCGACCGATGGGTCGACCGCGACGCGACGGGCAGTAGCTCCCTACCCCGAACACAGAGCGGGCCCGGCCGGTGCTGACACACCGAGTCCGGGCCCTCGACCAGCCCCGTGGAGGCTGACCGTGAGCACCATCATCCCTGGTTCCGCCGTGCCCGCGGAACCCCCGTCCCTCGCCGACGTCCTGCCCATCGCGCTCGTGCTGCGCGAGGTGCTCGCCCGTCGCGGCGAGGTCACCATCCGCGTGGCCGACCTCAGCGATGTCGGCTTCATGGGCCGCACCTGGTTCGCCACGCAGAGCATCGAGCTGGACGCCGGGCTCCCCGACGAGGAGTGGCGACCGACCCTGGTGCACGAGCTCCTGCACCTGCTGCGCGGCCCAGCCGGCGTGGAGAACGCCGCGGTCGAGGAGGTCGAGGTCGAGCGCCTCACCCTGGAGATCGAGCACGCAGCCCGCATCCGCACCACCCCGAAGGAGACGACGTGAACACCACCCTCGACCGCACCGGCGGCGCCTCGCCGTTCGACTCGATCCGCAGCGTCAACGAGCAGGGCGTGGAGACGTGGTCCGCCCGCGACCTGCAGACGCTGACGAACTACGCGCGCTGGGAGAACTTCGAGGTCCCGCTGAACCGCGCCATGCGCGCCGCGGAGAACGTCGGCATGGACGTGACCAGCAATTTCCTGCGATCCCAGAAGATCAACGGCAACCGTCCACTGACCGACTACGACCTCACCCGCTTCGCGGCGTACCTCGTCGCGATGAACGGCGACCCGAACAAGCCGGAGATCGCTGCGGCCCAGGCGTACTTCGCGGTGCGCACGCGGGAGGCGGAGGTAGCGCAGCAGCCCGCCCAGACCGTGACGGTCGTCGACCCGGTGGCGCTCGTGCAGGACCTGGTGTCCAGGGCCGCCGCGGCCGAGGGGCAGCTCGCGCAGATCGCCGCTCTGCTCTCCGGCGCTCAACCGCAGGTCGCGCCCAGTGTCCGTCCGCTCGGCGAACCCTCCACGCAGGCCACCGGGGGTGTGCATCTGCCGCACACCCTGCCCGCGCCGCCCACCGCGCGCTCGGAGACCGCGCTCGTGCAGGAGTGGGTGCAGCGCTGCTGCGGGGCGCACGCGATGGGCACGTCGAGCCGCAAGCTCTACACCGCGTTCTCGGCCTGGGCCCGCGCGCACGCCGACGAGGTGCCGACCGAGACCCGGTTCGGGATGGCGCTCACCGAGCTGGGTTACCCGGCGTGGAAGATGCGGACGGCCAACTACCGGGGCCTCGCCGTGATGCGACGGTAGGCTGACGGCCCCGACCGCAGGACTCAGGCCCCGGCATGCGCCCCAGGTGCACCGCCGGGGCCGACCTGCATCCTGACCAGCCCATCATCACGGAGCGTCTAAAGGTGCTGTCCGTCGTGTTCGTGTGTACCAACACGTGACCTAGCATCACTGCCGTGAAGCGGCGCGCAGCGGTGTACGCGAGGATCTCGCAGGATCGCATCGGCGCAGGTCTCGGCGTCGACCGGCAGGAAGCCGACT